CAGCATGAACGCCGTCCAGTCATCTCTCTCGTACGAGAAAAAGCCGAGCGCGAATGTGTAGTCCACCTCTATGGCCGGCGCATCTGCCGGATACGATCCCTTGATGAATTCATGATCTGGATATGTCTCCCTGCTGGTAGCCAGTGCGCGATCGTCTTCATCGATTCCGGTATATGAGCCTGGCTCTATGCCCTGATCATTCAGATAGGTCAGCAGCTTGGCATATCCGCTGCCGACATCAAGGATGTCCTTCCCTTTCAGATCGCCGATGCCCGTAGCTACACCGAATCGATCGTGATCCTCATTCTGCAGGATTGATGTCTTCATTTTTCCTCGTACGTATGACCCCACCATTTCAGGTACTGCCTGGAATATTGTATCCCGCAGTTAGCAATCAGATCCACGATCGAGAGCCCGGGGATGAACTCCTCTGCCTTGTACTGCTCGTACTTCCCGCATGAGAATGTCTGCCACTCTATCTTGATACCGTGCTTCCGGAAGAGATCCCGATCGAGGTAGTTCCTGCTCCCCCCGCTGCCGGCGACATACGTATCGGCCCCGGCCGCCTTGCACATATTGATGAGCCGCTGACTCTTGAGCGCCGGCTCGTACTCGAGACGGGACGCATTGATCGTACAGGTTTCGATCCCGAGCAGCTGGGCAAGAGAGTTCACCATCGGAATCGTGAGATCTGCCAGGGACGGACTCCATCCCGGAGATGTCTGCATCATTGAGAATGCACCGAGTATGGCTTCGATATACCCGAGCATCTCATCCCCATGAAGTGCCCTGGAGTAGTTCAGCTTCAGCGTTTTGAAATGCGCTTCGAGCCAGCTCCGACCTTCGGTCATCAGCAACGTTTCGAAAAGTGTCTTGCGCTTGCTCCCATGCACCGGAACGGTAAGCCACTTCGGGACACCCTGGACAAGCACCCGAGCCCGATTGAAATACTCCCGATGCGTGAACTGCACATCGTCCATGAAGACGAAAAGATCCACCATAGACATCTTCGAAAAATACCCAGCCCAGGGAAGATAATAAGGTTGGTGCGCCGCCAGCTTCATCTCACTCCTCGAAATTGCACCAGGCGAATTCACCAAACGCTACCCGTGCCGCTGTATCATATGCTCGTGCAGCATCTTCTTCTTCCATGAATAATCCAAGATATTTATTCTTCTCATCAACACGAATATAAGCCGCCCACTTATGGCCTTCCCGATGCCACGAGACGCCTTTGTACCTTGACCCTCGATCACGGTGGGGTTTCATATTTGCCTGATTCTGCTTGCGCGTACAATGACGGAGATTGCCCCTTCGATTATCAAGAGAGTTTCCATTCCTGTGATCCATATAGAGCCCAGGAAGCCGTTCGATAATATCGTAATGGAGATATCTAGTCGGACCACGCTTTCCACATTCGCTCATGCGTAGGCGCCTCTTTGCGTAGAATTTTCCAGAGACGCATGGCTCGGCATAATACCGAAACCCCTTCAGCCGCTCGTAATCTTCGTCATCAATAATTGCTACTTTGCCCCTGGTCAGCGATATGATCCTCACGGCATCCTCCTCCAAAAAGGAAAGCCCAACGGAGCCATGACAAACGCCGTGAGGGTATGTCAACCGCTGGGCTTTCGCTTCAGATTCTTCATGTACGACGCTTATCATGGCTACGCCATTATACCGCCGTGAGGGAATATATCAATCATCTTCATTCCTGCACCATCACCCCGTATTTCTCTACGAGCCGCTTCCCGCATTCTGAGCACGCACCGAGCCTCGGGAACCCTTGCACATGGACCTTTACACCGCATTCGCATACCCACCCTTTGAGCGTCGCCGGGTTGCCGTATACCAGCGCGTGATCGGGTACGTCCCTGGTTACAACCGAGCCAGCCCCCACGAGTGCGTATCGCCCTACGGTATGGCCGCAGACGGTAGTTACATTGGCGCCGATGCTCGCGCCCTTCTTGATCAGGGTATCCCTGTATTCGTGATTCCGGGAGACGTGGCTCCGCGGATTGAATACGTTCGTGAATACACATGATGGCCCGAGGAATACATCGTCTTCACAGGTTACTCCGATGTGGAGAGAGACGTTATTCTGGATCTTGCAATTCCTGCCGATCGTCACGCCAGGCATCATTACTACGTTCTGGCCGATGTTGCAGCTCTCCCCGATCTCGACGCCGTCCAGGATATTACAGAAGCGCCAGATCTTGGTGCCTTTTCCTATCTTCACATTCTTGCCCACGTAGGATGATTCGTGGATGAGAACGCCGGGGATGATATCGTCGCGCATTACATCACTGTCAGGCATCGGCATCCTTCTCCGGCTCGGGCTCCTCATCAACCGAGTATCCCAGATCGACGGCGGCCGTCTTGATGTTCAGGCAGAGATCCGCACTGGCCTCATGGAGATCCGCCCAGGTCAGATTCGAATGCCCACGCTTATGCCAACCTTTGTGCGTCTCCTTCGGCCTGGGAGTATCGGCAGGGATGCCGATCAGGGTACAGATCTCCGGCCATGCCTCCTCGATCTCCTCGATCCGGTACGTCAGATCCGCGTACGTCGACGCCTTGATGTTCCAGTAATACCAGTACTGCATGCACCGGAGTACCAGGGGCGCCTTCCTATCAATCGCCTTCTCATGCTCGCAGATGAAATCCCAGCTGTATCCCTGGGCCGTCTGGAATGAGCTGATGGTACCCAGCGGATGGCGTACCTGATGGAGCACGATATCGCTGGTATCTCTTTCGAGCCGCCAGGGCTTCCCCTTCTTCGCGCCCCGGAGATCCACCGCGGCATGGAAGCCTACCTGGCCGGCCGTGCCCCATTGCTCATGCCCGACATCGAAGCCCAGCGCCTGCAGGGCAAGCGCCATGTAGTACGTTCCCGATCTTCCGCATCCCGTTACGATGATCATTCCTGTCCCCTTTTCATGTCACCCGTTTAATGCTGGAAGATGATCCTCTTCACTGACGGTCCATCTCTCTCCAGCAGAACGCTCTTCTCCCCTTTTCGTTGCCCAGATCCATACCTCATCTCCATACTTCGGCTTCTCCAGAGATGCGCGATTGACATAGAAACCGGCGCCCTCCACGAGATCCTTCACGTACTGCAGATTCGGAATCTCCTGGGGATGCTTCCCCCGAACATCCTTGGCTGCTACCAGCGGAACGATCAGGCAGAGCCGTCCCCAATCTGCCAGCACCCGGTAGAATTCCATCATGACACGCTTCGGCTTGATTACGTGCTCGAATACGTGCCGGCAGTAGACTACATCAAATATCTGGTTTTTGAACTTGATTTCCGAAAGATCATTGATGTAAACATCGTGCCCATGTATCCGAGCTTCTTCTACCTTTGCGGGAGTCATGTCGATACCGTAGATCCAAAACGGCGGTCTTACAGAACGGATGATATCCATCGTGTAACCGTCCCCGCATCCGGCATCAAGCACCTTGCACTCTCGCGGCCACCAAGGCATGAACTTCTCGACATCGCTCCGGCACCGGTCCTGGTACACCGGCCAGAGCCTGGTATCGATCGAGGATGTGGTCTGGCTGGCCCGGTATGCCTCGTCGCTTTCGAATTCCTTAATCCTTACATCCTGCATTATCGGCCGCCTCCTGCTTCATTCCTGAAAGTGACTCCACACTCGTCATGAACCATATCTGCAATATCCTCGGCAACGTCAGCTTTATCCTTGCCAACTGCTTCACTGGAGCGGATCATATTATGGATCGCATCCCTGACCTTCCTGCTCGCCTCGGCCCACCGCTCTTCCTCGGCATTCATCTTGTTCAAATATCCTGGCATTACCAACCTCCTGCCAATTGCACGGTGCAATTAGATCCTCCCCAGATTCGCAGCTCTCCACAAAACCATATCTACCGTTACTATTCTATCCCCCGTCTCTTCCGAGAGCCGTCTGCAGAGCTTGTCCGGATCTGTATTGTACCTCGTGGCTATCCGTACCAGATGCCGATCGGGCTTGCAGACATCCATCCCTACGTTCTTGGCGAGATGCCATTTCGTGATCTTCCCGATCCAGGGCAGGCTTTCGAAGTACGCCAGCTTGTCCGACGCCTCCTGGTATTCCCGGAAGATGGTATCCCGATGATTGAAGACGTAATCGATCGCCTCTGTCTTCCCCTTGTGCCCGAATACCGCAGAGGATGACTTCCCCTCCGCGAGCGCCTCCGTGATCCGATCCCAGATCTTTTCGGCGACCTGATTCTTCATGCCGCTGTTGACTACCACCCAGCCGTACTGGATGAAGAACTGCATGGGTGTCTCCGGAGCGGCTACGTTCTCGCTCCAGTCTATCTCGTCGGAGTATCCTGAATCGATCAGCTTCTGTTTGATGGTCAGATACTCGGAGGCATCCATCAGAGAAACCAGCGGTACGTCTCGAAGGCTTCGGCATATTTCCTGCCGCACTGCAGCCCCCGGGCCCGGGCCAGGGATTCGATTACCTCTCGATCGAAGTACGGCCGCGGCATCTGGGAGGCGTAGCATTGAACGGCTGCCGCCTTCTTGGCAAGGTGCTGCTTCGAGATCTCCACGAACGTACTCAGCCGGCCGGAATCCAGATAGTTCCACGGCATGTCATATCCCAGCAGGGACGTATACTTGAATGCCCGGAAGGCTTCATGGGATACGACCTGATGATCCTGGTGCGTCTGCATCAGCGAAGGCGCGAGCACCAGATCCGGTTGGAAGTCTTTCCCCTCCTGGATCATGTCATCAAGAATGGCCTGCCGGGATTCTCCCAGGCGCCGGCCTTCGAGCCTGAACATTATCCCATCGAAGCCGAGGATCTTGGCAGAGGCGTTCATCTCCTCCTCAAGCCTTTCCGGCATGCTCTTGTCCAGCCGGCGCTGCTCTGCGAATACCATTACCCGGACATGGGCGCCGTTCCGGATGAGCTTGGCAATCGTCCCGCCGCACCCCAGCTCCGCATCATCGTAATGGGGACTGAGTACCAGACATTTCTTCACCTCATGCATGGATAACTTCCTTGACCGCTTTGACCCACCGCTCATGCAGCGCCTCCTCCGTAAAGTTACTCCTGATATACTTCCACCGCTTCCGGGCAATCTTCTGATTGTCGCCTTTTACCAGGCTGCGTACCAGCGCCGGAATCTCCTCCACACGGTGTATTGTATCTACTAACGGCTCGCGTGTAGCTCGGCATATATTCCAGCGGCCATACGCGAATGCCTGAAACGTGCTCCTGCCGAGATCGAACATGCAGGGAACATCATATACGCGAACGATCCCGGCGTATTGGTTCATATCCGTCCGGAGATCTATCCAGCCCCCGCCCGTTACATGATCGAGCCCCTTCCCTGCAGGCTTGAGGCTCTTATCGCGGAGCCCGCTGATAACCAGGATCTCGAAATCCTTCAGGCTCCGCATGGCCTTGGCAATACCGGCCTCGAGTTTCGGGGACATCCATGATCCGGGATGCCAATGCCAGAGGATCTTCTTCTCATTGAACGGCAGGGGCTCCTCACTCGGGATCGCCAGGCGATTCGGCCGGAACATGGTAGTCGCTTCGATGCCTACCTTCTTCAGCGCCAGGCGCCCGGATTCCTGATTGACCCAGAGCGCGTCTGGAGGATGCGCAAGGAATAGCCTCCTGGTCTTCTTGTTCAGCGCCAGGCTCCCCGTCTTGCAGCTGGCAAGGAAGACGATCCTCGGGAGCTTCTTCCCGAATGGATCGCCCATGTAATTATGACAGATCACCCCCTGATAAAGAGATGGATCAGCTGGCCCATCCTTGACTATCTCAATGTCAGGCATGATCATCCGTCCGATTCGATTCAGGCCGCTGATGGATCTGCCGGAAACTACACCGTAGAGCTTTATCGCCATAACACATCCTCGTAGAGTGAGATTAACTTCCTGACCTCTTCCCGCATTCTGATGACCTTCCGCTTCGGTTTGTACGGCTGCTTGATTACGGATGCCAGATTCGAGTAATCCTCTACGATCCACCCGAGCTTGTACTCCTCGACCATGAGCTGCGTCTCTACTGCCGGCAGGCAGATTACCGGGACGCCTACTTGCCAGTACTCGTACAGCTTGTTCGGGACGCTCATGTCGATATGCTTCTGGATGAGTTTATTCCTGCCTCGATGCGGGATGATGCCGGCATGGTACTTCTCCAGCTGCTCCAGCAATAACAGCCCTGTTACCTGGGGCTCGATGCGGAGAAGCGGACAATGGGCTGCCGCTGCCTGCAGCGCCGGCTGGATGATCAACGCATGAACGTGCACGAAGATCCCCTGGGCGATGAGCTGATCGGCATGAGGCTTCAGATCCCGGAAGTGACCATCTCCCCAATGAGGCATTGCTGCTGCGTAGACCACATGCGTCTCGCCGGCAGGCCAATGCCAGACAACCTCATTCGAGAGTTCTTCCTCCCCTGCCGCATTCGGGATTACCGCTCCCATCATCGCCGCTCCCGGATACGTCGCCTTGACGCTGCGCTCCATCGATCCGGATACGAATACCAGCGCCGATGCACAGCAGGCCGCATCCTTCTCATGCCGTACCAGCAGGGGCTTCGGCGATTCAGAAAAGCTCTCCAGATCATGGAAGTCATGGACGATCGGGACATTCGCTCCCAACAGCTCCCGGACGGAACTGTCCGGAGGATGCGCCGTATGGATTACATCGACCTTCTGATCATCGATGTAATGGAATCGGGAGATGTCCTTCTGGATTGCGATCTCATCGAAGGCATCCTCATCCTTGAGCCCGGGATACCGGCCGCCGATGGTCTGCCCGGCATAGGCCAGGACTGTCTCTACCCCGTACGTCCGGAGCGCGACGGCTTCCTTGTACGTCCGGATGCATGGGCTCTTAGCCCAGAGCAGGATCTTCATTGATCGCCTCCTCATGAAACATGCTCTGCCCGATCGGTCGGGGAGCGTACCGCGGATCTGATATGTCGGCGAATTCGTCTGGAGGAACAAATTCAGGATAGTCACTCCATACCTGATATCCGAATTTCTTAACTTCAGGAATTAACCGCTCAGCAATCTCCCCCTGTACGAGATCCGGCTCAGATATGAGCGTCTCGTAATTCGTTTCATACGCGATGTGATTGCAGTAGATCCCCGCCTGGGTAATCGCGGCATTGTATCTATCTACCGGAACCGGCCAATCCTTCGCCTCGGTCACCGCCGTCCTTCCCCGGATGATGTTGACTACCAGGATCTCCCTCTCGCGGATGAGCTTCAGCTGCAGATCGATCTCTGCCTGGGGCAGCACATTGCTGAAGACCGTTTTGCACTTCCGCTTCCCGACATAGGCAATGCAATCGAGGTGATTCGGGATCCCTGAAAAACTATCCAGAGAGATCTCAGCCTTGTGTACGCCTACTGACGGGAATGCATAGAACAATCTCTTCAGCAGCGTGGTACCCGATCGAGAGCAGCCGGTAATAAATATCCTTTTCATCCCTTCCTCCCCGCAACCCAATCGTATGCCTCGATCAGCTTATCTGCCTGGCTCTCCATGCAGAAGATGTTCTGCCACCGCTCGTAATCGATTACCTTGATCCGGGCTTCCTCATACGCATCGGCCAACCTGCCGGCAGATCCCTTCGGTACGCAGACACCCCAATTCTGAACGTCCTTCTCTGCCAAGCCCAGCGCGTAGCTTACCGTAGGGATACCGGCCATCATGTAATCGGTAGCTTTGTTCGGATAACACTTCATCGCATAGTCATGAGATACCTTCGGGCATCCCGCGCGATCCTCGTAGCCGGCGAAGCCTACGGTGTACTTCCTGAGAATCTTGTAGATGTCCCGATGATCGAAGCGCTCATGCACGGTGAATTCCGCATACCCCTCTTCGACCTCTCTCTTCCGGGCCCCTGAAGGATAGATATGGACATCGACGCCGGCATTCTTCAGCGCCAGGAAGAGATCGTAATAACATCGGTACGCCGCGGTATGCCCACGCTTCGCGGTAATCCCTCCGTAGTAGACCAGGGAATTGGGAACCTTCTCCTCTTCCGTGATCGGCTCCTCCGGCCGCCAGCTCTTCATGGGAAGATTCGGTACGATGTGCGTCCGCTCGATCGGCATGCCGTACTTCTCGCAGATGTAATCCCGATGACCTTCCGATACGAACATCAGCCAGACGTTCGGGCTCGTACATAGGATCTTCTCATCCGGATCGTCATGCGTCCCGGTACGCTGGCTCCTCAGATCGCAGATGTCTACGACTACCCTTCTGCCCAGGGCTGCAGATCGGGTAGCGAAATTCAGGCGATCGACAAAGAGGTGCGATACCTCATGCTTCGGGAGATGCTCGTCCAGCTCGCTCATCGCCTTCCACCAGACGATCCGCTTCCTGATATGCTCGTCCGTATCGCATGCCGCTCCGTACCGGCCCCGAGCGCATGCATAGATCCGGACCTTGCTCTGATCGCAGATATCATCTATCAGCGCCAGCATCTTGGTACGCCGGCCGGCGACTGCCCAGCAGGCCATCCCTACGGAGTACTTCCTTCGGTAATGACCCCGCGCGAATTGCTGGGAATTGTGATGCTGCTGACTCCGGAGCTTGCCCGTCGACATCCCTTCCGGATCCCAGGTACAGCATACGAGAGGAGGACCGCCGATGCTCTTGAATTTGACCCCGGCATCTTCCCAGCGGATCGCATTGGCATGATCGCCGGCAGGCCACTCCGATTGATACCACCCCCCGTACTGCTCGTATACGATCTTCCGATATGCATGGAGCCCCTTTACTTCGCAGCGCCGATGCATGATCCCCTTCTCCCAGGCAGGCTTCCGGATCATCGGCCCGTGCGCCCTGCCGTGGATGTCCAGGAATTGGAGATTGCCGTATACGACTCCCAGCTTTGGATCTTCGAATGCTTCCCGGATGCGATCGAGAGATCCGGTAGTGATGAAGTCATTATCTCCCGTCTCTACAATCGCCGCGCCTTCAGGAACGATACCATTCGCATGGCGCCGCGCTTCGTTTACGGTACAATCCCCGAAGAGCAATCCTATCACGCTCGGATGCCTTGACGCTTCCCGTACTGCCTGGAACATCCGGAAGCCGCTGGCGACTACTACTACCCGATCGTCCGGGCCCAGCTCCGCGAGTACTCGCTCCAGGCATCTAGGGAATTCCTTCGGGCGATTGTGCGTCGGGATTACTACCCATAAAGCGACCTCCGTAGGCTGCAGCGGGAAGCCCTTCTGCCGAACTACCTGTACCGATGTCCCCATCGCCGGGAATCTGGTAGTGGGTGGCTGGGCGACTTCGGGGATTGATGGCACGAACGCACCGGCCCCGGCCGCCCCTCCACCACGAGCCTTTCTATGGATATTCGAATCTACCTGGGATGTGGTCAGAATCTCCTTGTGGTGGCTCCCAGGTCGCCCCACACGAGGCTTTTTCTTCCTTGTCGGCCTGGGAGCCTGCTCTGCAGACATACCCATGCTGGCGTCGAATACGATCTCCGGCATGGCGATCTCCTAGCGGGTACGGAAGCCCGGCTACTTTACCTTGGTGAATGTCTTCCCGATGCAGTTGATATGCGGGTTGACTACCTTCCCATCCAGGGGACCTCCGTGCCGCTTCGGCTGCTTGCCGCAATACGACAGCCGCCAGCCATTCGTGACCATCTTGATATCCTCTACCAGAGAGGAGGTAGACGGATTCGTCATCAGAGGATAGTGCAGGCAGCCCCTGCAATCATGCGTCCCCTTCGATTCCTTCGTTACCGATCGCTCCGGAGCTGCCTCGGCCTTGTCTATGCCGGCCGGCTCTTCCTTGTGCTGCGGACTCGGGACGGCTCCCGCTGCCTCCTCCGGCTCGATTACTTCCTTCGGCTCCTCTTCTGCCGGCGCCTCGGGCTCCGGTTCCTCCTCCGGGATAATCGGCTCTTCCGGAGGTGCCTGGGGTGCGCTGTCCGAAGCTCTCTTCTTCGCCTTCGTTTTCTCTGCCATCTCCATCGCCTCCTATTTCTTCTTCGTAGCCGCGAGCTGCTCGTCGGCATCCGGATCGAGAGGGTTGATGCCTGCTGCGAACATCGCCGTGGCAGTCTCTACTGTCCCGCCCTTACCGGAACCCTGATCTCCCTTACGCGACTCGGGCGGACGATCCATCGGATCGTTATCATTATTGCTTCCGCCTTCCCCGCCGCCTTCACCACCAGCGCCTTCTCCGCCACCATCATCGGCGCCGAAGTTCATCCCGTACTCCTTGATGTCATCGATCTGCTTCTTGATCCCGCCCTCGATCAGCGCCGCCGCGGTATCCGCTTCCAGATCCGCATCCTCGGCAATCGATGCCGCGACCATCTTGGCGATGTAATCCGCCTTCTTCTTCGAAGCCTTCGACAGCAGCTCGCTCTTCTTTACCAGATCCGAGATCTTCTCTGATCTGAGCTTGCCCTGGAAGGGAGCAACCTTGTCCTGGAGATCCTTCATCTCCTGGGCTTTGGTATCGACCTCCTTCTTCGTGTCATCGAGCTTCTTCTTGAGATCCGTGATCTCCGTATCCTTCTCCGTCTGCCCAGAAGCCAGCTGCTCTTTGACCTCCGTATCGATCGCATCCTTGACGGCATCTACCTTGAGCAGCATCTCCGTACTGAACAGCCGCTCCGGACGAACGCCTCCCTCTTCGATAAACGTCTTCACCTCACTGATTGTCAAGCTGTCACCCACGCCTCTCCTCCTCCCTTCTTTCGATCTCCCGCCTCTTCTATCCTTGACCGATTGCCGGCCTTCTCCTTCATCCCCATCCCCACCGTCTACGATTTCGAAATCCTCTTCAGAGAATCCCGCTGCTATGAGTACGTCCTGGATCTTCGCCGTCTCCTGGACAGCCGCTACGATCCCGGCGCCGGCAAAGCCCGTTACGCCATCCACTCCCGTCCGCGAAAGCGCTACCGCTGACAGATCCATGATCTTGTCCACTATCAGTCTGGCTGCCCCGCCCATCGAGAGCTTCATCGCACCCTCGATCGAGCAGCCGTCAATGGTATCGTTCCGAACCATCTCCTGGATGCCGGCATACGTACTCGAGACATACCCGAGCGCCTTGGCGACTACCCCGCTGGGAGACTCTTCCGTCCAGCCCTTCAGGGTACGGCCTACCTTCTCGCGGCCTTCGAGACTGTTGCTGGCGGCATGCTTGAATACGAGAGGGATACCTCGGGAGAGCCAGGCAGCCAGCTCCCGGATCCGGGGAGCGCCCCAGATCTTATTCCACGCTCGCTTGATCCCGCCGATGAGTACGGGCCCGGAAGAGATCCCCTGCTGGCCTACCTTCATCTCTACGAATAGCGGATGCGGATCTTCCCGCTTGATCGCATTGTAGGCATCGTTCCCGATGATGGATATCACATGCGCGGAATCCGTCATCTCCTGGATGGATGCGGCGAATGTGACTTTACGCTTGATCTTGACTTTCATGCGGTCCTCCTGCCGGGTTGCATTTCTTGCGTATCGTAATCTCGTCTCTCTTCTGGGCTATGTGAATAATAACCTCACCAGGATAGAGGGGGGAATCTACAGGGAAACCATTCCCGGGAACGATCACATCAACGCTACGCGTCTCTCCAGATTCAGGATCGAGCCCCTTGATCGTGACCTCCTGGTCTTCGGCTGCGCTACTGACAAGTTCGATAGATGCCATCCCTACATCCCCGTCAATCCAGACGGCATACTCGCCGCCGCGATGCGTCCCGTAGCATCCAGGATATTGGCCGGCGCCTTCACGATGTCCGGCTCCGCCTCCAGAGCCTCCGCAGCATTCATGCTGTCCCGGCATGCCGCCTTCGCCGTTTCGAATTTGGCGAATACATTCTGGATTGTCGTGTACATATTGTCCGTGAGATCCTCCTCGGCTATCGGGATGCTGAAATCGGTAGGTGCCTGCTGCATGATCTCCCGGCCGGTAATCTCATGTTTGATGATCTGCTTGAATACGTGGAAGCCTTCGAAGCGAACGGTGCCCTTCATGACATCGGTGAACATCCTGACTTCTCTTCCTCGGTTCAGGAATATCCGGGGCTCTTCGATCAGATCGTACTCTTCCTTCTCGTCCGGCATGTGATCTCCTTTCGCAGAATTATACGGTACGTTTGAGATGTGTCAAGATATACCGTTACGTCGCGCGGGATTTCTTCCATCAATTCAGCGCCGGGGAATCGTGTACCAGCATCGTCGGGACGAAATTGTTCCGGAGCTTCTCCGCCTTCTTCTTGGTAATCAGCTGCCGCTTGATACCCGCCGAATCGTTCGCCGGCCGGATGGTCTTCAGGAAGTCCGGATTGATCCGATTCGGGATGTAGTCGACCGTGAAGTCTCTCCCCTCCTTGTCGTACAGCGTAACGGTACGCTGCGTATCCATGTTCGCCTCTCGCTGCTCCCAGGCGAATATCGGTAGGATCTCACATCGGCAATGAGGATGCAGCGGAGGTGTGTAATCCCCGAGCCGGGGATCTCCTCGATCCATCTGTACCCCGTCCATCATGGCGCACTCTACGCATGTCCGGGCATCCAGGATCGCGGACCATTCGTACCCGACAATCATATCGTCTTCCTGGTAGATGGACAGCAGCCCCGCATTCATGGCCCGGGTATATTCCGTCCGCGCCAGGCGCTCAAGCTGATGACCGCTATACCCGAAGCTGGCGAGATCCTTCTGCAGCTCGTCCAGTATCCCCGGGGTAAGCTGCGTGTAGCTATATCCCTTCAGGACATTGGCGGAGCCCCCAACCCCGCCCGTTGCCTCGAAAGCCGATACCGATTTACCGGCCTTGGTATACTCCCCTACAGGATTGAGCCCCCAGCCATTCTCAATGCCGCGCACCATCGTGCCCTTCGCGGTCTTGACCTTCTGCTGCCACATCTCATTACCCTGCAGCTCTGCCCAGGCGCCATACTCCTTTACGATCTGATGGTAGGCAAGCTCGTCAGCTTCCAGCTCCTGGATCTTGGATACGAATGAGATCTCATCCAGCTCCACGGCGCCATCGAAACGCTCTAGGAACTCAGGGGTTATGTCGGGCAATTGCACCGTGCAATTAGAAAAGGGGTCCATCTCCTGGATCTGTACCCGCGCTCGATGCGCTCTCTCTACCGTCATCCGAGCCCGGGCCCGGGCCATTCGATAGGACTCCATCATCTGAGACTTGATGTATACCTTCGTGGAATTACGGAAGGGGATGGTAAGGTCGGTGATCATCTCCAGACGGGTAGCCTGCTCCGCGGTATCCCATACCCGCCTGGCGTACTTCCTTATCCGCGCGTCCTGATGCCGAGCTACCGCCATGAGCCCGGCATGGAAGGAGTCTATTCTTCGTCCGTCCCGCTCTGCCTGCTTGTGGAGCGCGACATTACGCTGTCTAGTTCGCTTGTGACCCTTCGCAGCGACGCGTCCTCGAACTCTTCTAGTAGCGATTCCATCTCCTCCTCAACATCAACGTTCGGGAGCTGCTTCAAGAACAGCTTCTTCGAAATCAGCTTGTTCTTCGTCGCCGGCAGCCAGATCTTCTCTATCCGATTCCATTGCGTAGCTGAGATCGGCAGGAGCTTCGGTACGACAGCGCCCTCTCGCAGCTGTACGTTCGATCGCTCGTTACGCATCTGGATTACCTTGTCGAACAGATCCTTGTAGAAGCCGTGCCAGACACCCATGTCATTGATTGCGATTACTTCCATCGGCTCCATCATCGTCTGCGCCGTCGCCCTGCCCTGGCCGATGACATCAGCAAATCCGAGATGATGTACAGGGATGCCGGTAGTGCCGGATATGACCTGGGCATTCGTCCGGATCTCCCCGTAGATCAGTTCCTTCACTTCGGTACCGGATTCGGGACCGACCAGCTGCATGCCGCGGCCTACGAATGCCTTTCCTACTTTCCAGCCGGCCGCGGTAATGCGAGCCAGGATCTCATCTGATTCTGATTTTCCTTCAGACTCGAAGAAGGGAGTCAGGTTTGCAAAGTATCGATTGACCTTCCGCCAGCCCTTCAGCGCCTTGTCCAGATTCTCGCACTCCGCCAGTACGAATGCGACGGGAGGCATTCCCTGCATCGTGCTGTCGGATGAAGTGGTCCCATTAAATACAGCAAGCACGTACGGCACCAGCCCATCAGGAGTCAGTACCTGCTTGCCGAGCGTCTCATCCTGCCAGGTAATCCCGACCACCTTATCGACATCACCCTTCGCGGTATGAATGGTGTAGTCCAGATCTGACCATTGCAGACGCCTTACCGTTACCATTCCCTCGTTACCATTTACCAGAGCCTGCTCATCCCAATGAAGGGTAATCAGACACTGCCCCTCCATCTCAGACTGCCGGGAAAGATCATCCTCTCTGCGCTGCGGGAAGCCATTGAATTTGAGGAAGTCCTTGATGTACTGGATCTCCGTAACCGGGGGCTGCTCGACATTCTCGAATTCCTCCGAAGGCTGGACGTCTACCCCGAAAGGAATCACGAGAGCCTTGCGCTGATTGATTATCTTCTGGGCCAGCTGGCATCCCCACTCCGATGCGTTCTGATACTTGCTGATGATTTCCTCGACGGCTGCACTTTTGTCTGTATACGGATTCCCGGAATCATCATCGGTAGTAATCATCGTCGCGGAGAGAACATCTACTACCTGAAGGCGAAGCTCCTGGATATTGACCTTCATCTCCTGGACGGATTCGGTCATCTCTTCATTCTTTACGGCCAGCTCTTCGTTCTGTCTTGCCAGTTCCTTTTTGCTGGGTGATAGGAATCGACCGAGCTTCTTCTTGCTTTCACGATCCATTGATATGATCCTCCCCTTCGGATTTCATTGCGGCCGTTATGGAATTATATGGTCGATACGCTTCCTGTCAAGAGATCATGGATTGATATCGAGATTATCGGGGAGGATTATCATACTCGACTTCTTGTGTACGACCAACTCCGGAGTCGATTGGCAGTAGTATCTCGAAGCGTCCGGACCGTGATCATCTTCCTTCACTACGCGCCCTTTGATCATGTGATATCCCTTCAGTTCCGTCCATGTCGGATGGCAACACGTCCGGGTAGTCGCTGCTTCCTTGTCCCACTTCACTCCCGGCGTACCCTTCTTATCTACCGCAATCAGATTCCTCATCGTAGCGATTCCCTCCGCTACGTCCTGATCCGGAAGCTCTACCGAAAGCCCTCTCGTCTCGCATTCGTTTCTCAGCGATGCACCATCTCCCGGGATGATCGTCCTGCCGATCCAGTTGTTGTACCCCATCTCCTTCTCATACGACAGGAAGTCATCTACGATCAGCCGATCCGCTGTCCCCTGCCAGCGCAGCTCATCTACCATCCGAGCCTGGAGGCGGCCGTTCTCCTTGGTAAGCTGCCAGTACTGGAGAACGCAGGGACTGTCCGCGGCGCCGTAATCGAATACCCGATCGAGCGCCAGTCCTCTGTCCCAGGGAAGGGTACCCATGTGGATCCGCTCCTTGAGTTTCGTATAGATCGCGCCTTCCGTCCGGGGCTCTCCACACATAGCCTCCGAAATCCACGTCTCATCATCATGCACATCGTCCCGGAGCTGCCGGGCATCGTCTATCAGATAGTATCCGCTGCGCTCTTTGTATTTCGGGCCCATCTTCGCCTTGCCTGGACAGCTGGCTGTCAGATTGCACATCGAGCATTTGTAATCCCCGGTGCATGGCTCCATCACCTCGAGGAGACACCATATCAGCTTGAGCCCCTTGAAGAGATCCCACTCGAGTGTCATCAAACCCATCGGCCGGTGCCTGGTAGATGCCTCGACCATCTTCCTCCGGAAGTTGGGTACGGATTGCGCGATGAATTTCGATGCCTTCAGAATCTTCGGCTTGAATTCGTCCAGCTCATCCAAGGCCACAAATGGCACATGCGGGGATCGAACCGATGTCTCCGATTGCGTAAGTAGCTCAACGGTACCGCCATTGATGAATTCCGTTCGGGATTGGAGCATCTTCCCGTACACATCGAGGATGAATCCATGCCCCAGGAAATCCTTGAACTCCCGGTATGCCGCCAGGCTCTGGTATGCAGATCCGCCGAGCACCCTGGTCGATACTCCGAAATGCCGCGCGACCATACCTACCCCGATACCTATCTGGGTGGTCTTCGATCCGGACCTCGGACCGATCGCGCAAACACTTCCATAGCCGTAGACGATGTGATCGATGAACTCTGCCGGCGCATTGTGATCCGGGCATACAGGCTTGTACGGAATGATCTTCCCGGTATGGAGGTAGAGGTAATCTAGAAGCTCGTCACGGGGCGGCAGGCGACTCTGATCAGCATACAGCTCATCGTCGGTAATGTCGGGGTTTTTCAATTCTGATCGGGCCATACCGGCAGCGTCCCCCCTTTACTCTCAGTGCCGCGCGGTAGATCTTCGAACAGCCCAGATGAATCATCATGGCGCTGTGTAGGCTCTCGCATAGTACGCACTTCGCTCCGCGCAACGGCCGCTTCATCCGTCACGATCAGCCGGCTTTCTGCTCTTCCTTCTTGACGAGCGTGAGCTTGCCGCCCTTGAGCGCCTTCTGCATCCTCTTCTTTTTCTCATCGAATTCCTTCTCGAGCCTGGACATCTCTGCAGAGGTTTTGTCCTGGAGATCCGGCCGACTCGTAGCTCGGCCTTCCAGCAGCTCGACGGACTCTACCAGCGCCGGGAGCATCCGGGTAATTTCATTGAGCTGCTTCGCTAACCGCGCATGTTCCAGATCCGTATATGTTTTCTTCTTCTTGATCTTCGACTCGATGTCATCGATCTTCTTGTTCATGGCCTGCCAGCGTTCCAGGGTCTTCAATACGATCGTGCTCATGTACTCGGCCTGTTTTGAAGCTGTCAGCACCTTCGTCTTCTTCGTCTCAGCCAGTATTTCGGCGTCTATAGACCGTCGATAAACGTCCCGTTCTTTCTTCCACCCCTTGGTATGGTGCGTCCACGTACCCCGGGATATCTTCTTCTTGGCGAAGAACTTGGTCATGGTCGGGATGTCGCTGGTAATGAACTCCCGCTTGATAGTTTCCCAATCTCTTCCCTTGGATGGCATGCTACGCTTTTCCTGCTCGGGCGACAGATGCTGGGATACTGCACCGGGAATGCATGGGATGGTGATGTATTCTTCGATGTTTTCTATTCACTTTGTAGACGCCTCAGTATCGACAGCAGTAACGTCCTCTCCGCTCTCAGTGAAGCATCGAAACAGAATACGCCGTTTTCTGTCGCGCCGCAATTACCGTGCAGCCCTCGTATCTTCTTCACTTTCTTTCCTTGGATATAGAGAAGCCCCCAACCCAGAGGTACATCTGCTTCAGGTATCAGTCCATCCTCACACATGAAGAATCGATAGTTCCCCATGCCCGTCTCTGGATGTAGCCGGTGAAACTTCTTAGCGTCTGCACGGAAGTCAGCCATGCTGGTCTTGCACTCAACCATGATAGACATCTGGTTACGGAATCCTATTGCGTCAGGAGTCTCCATTGCAACCGTCACCATCTCAGTTACCACAATAGAGCAACCGAATGATCGAAGCCATCGCTCCGCCACCTTTACCATCTCGGGATGCTTCACGTATCTACTCCTTATCCGGCTGCTGTTTGAAGCCGGGTACGATGTAAGGGAAATAGTCCGAGCACCTATGCTTCCGCATCTTCAGCAATCTCCCCGCCAAGCACCGAAGCCTCCCCTTTTGCCATCTTCCGCAGAAGCCGCATTCAACGAGCTTCTTACTCATCTCTTCTTCCTGAGATCATCTACGTTCGGGCATGTCTCCTGGTGAGGTACATGGCAGTCGACCAGGCACCATCCTCCCCCACCCCATCCCCGTACCCATCGCTTCTTCGGCTTTGCATCGATGGGGGTATTGACTCCGTTCGGGGTTTGTATCCAGAGGATGTCAGCGCCGCACGTCTTGCCTTTGCACTTCGGCATGTGATCTCCCTTCGCCTTGGTAAAGATAGGAACCGGATTCGCCTTTTCTGATAACGGACCCGGCAACATCCTCAGAGTGGAGTTCCCCGGGCCATGTCCTCTCTCTCTTCCCGTAATAGCTTCTCAGTCAGGAGCCCGGTTCCTATAAAAAAAGAGGCCAGCGGGATATCGCTCCACTTTTCGTCGCTCATCATCAGCGAAGAAGTAGGATCTATAATGCCGGGAGCGATCCCCGCCGCCTCGGAGCACAGTCTACTGCATTCCCTTCCGTACCGATTCCTCTAAGCCCCACAAGGCTCTCTCCGCTTCGTCGGCTACTGACTTGGCCTGAGAGATGTAACTGAGCAAGCTCCCCGTCCTGGCCTCGGGTTCTGTAGTCTTCCATGCATCGATCGTGGATGTAAGCAGCCGATGCGCCTTCTTGACCTCCGTTGCATTCTTCCTGTTCTGTAACGCCTTCCATAGAGCAACGATTGCCGTGCCGATGGTGCCTACCGCATACAGGATAGGAGCTGCCGGTCCCGTCACCGGAGCGACCTTCGCTGCGGCATCCGCTCCCTCCTGGATGACGTTCATGGCTGTCTCCTTCTGCTCCGGCGTACAGCCGAAGCCCAGGCACAGCACCATCGCGCATAATGTCAACGCGATTAAAAATCTGACCATAGCGACCTCCTCCCAAGATGAAAAAAACCCGAAACCCAAGAAGCGGGAGCCGGTGTCCTTTTGCCGCCCGGCTCCCGCCTGTTTTGTTCCGGCGCCCCCCTAGACGCCCAATATCTTACCTATGGACACGCGAGAGAATTCAGGCATCAGGATGTGTCCACCACAGGTACATCTCAGGTTATGTGGTGATTCGATTCCGTCCTCCTGGTATACATAGGCCTCGACGATTTCTTTACTCTCGAAAAGCTCTGCCGGACTTGTGTAGTTATGCCATCGAATGCCAGGGACCTCGACCCCCAGATCCGACGCATTGCCGTTCTCGATCGCAAGCCCCGCCGGCACCCCTACCAGATCACTACGACCCTCCGTCGCCACGACGGCCAGACCGATGATCAGGCAGGCAAGCACCAAGCCCATCACAATCCGCATAACGCACCCCCTTCCCAAAAGACTCGAACGGCGCCTCGGCGCCACCCAATCCGCATAACCCAATCCGCATACTTCATTCTATCCCGGAAACTGATTCTGTCAAGGTCTACAGCGCCGGGGGTATCGGCTTTGATCCCGGCCCTTCCGGCTTCTCCGGAGGGATCGGCCTCGACGGGACTTCTCTGCCACTCATCGCTACCGGGAATTTTGCCTGCCTGATCTGATTGAACATCTGCTCGACCACAACATGCGCCCCGCCCAGGCCGTGATACATCAGCGTCAGGAATGCGATCGTATTCTCTGCCGGCCCGGTGAATGTCCACTGACAGCCGTTGATGCTACAGCGATCGAATTGCGGGAGAGCGCCCCCGGTATAGTACAGCCTGCAGTTCTTGATACTGCAATGCTCGAATCTCTTGCCGTCGATAATGAGATTATCGCCATTGAATTCAGCCTCTCGATACGTCTTCATCATCGCCCCTCTTCCACCGCGCTCGATTGTTCATACGCACGACTCCTCTCCTCTGGAGAAAGGTCACAGAAATTTTCAATACCAGCGCGATCGCAAGCAGATTCGATAATAGCCGCACGTTCATCGGCATCCAAATCCCAAAACCCGTTATTGATCCTTTCATCCATCATCGCCCCCTGATTATCTCATTCATAGCCTCAATCGCCTCGATCGGAGTACTGACCACCCGGATCGCCCCCTTCCACTCTTCACGGAAAATCTTCTGAGATAGACGAAGCTCTTTATCCTTTCGATGAGAGATACTTTTGTCTGATTTTATTTCAAATAAAACGCTACGGCCTGATCTGGAACACAAAATATCCGGACATCCACCGCCTACCGCGGAGAGATCCAGGACCTTGTGCCCCGTCCGCTCCAGCTGCTCTACAATCTCCGGCTGGACCTTGTCTACGGAATGCCTAGTGTGTCTCGGCATCGTCTTCCTTCCGGGGATGTTCATCCACCCAGGTATTGCCATGAGCCTGGCGCCGATGGCAGGTCGGGCAGGGTGGGCAGATCCATTGCTTGCAGCCTACTGCGTAGCACGGCTCTCCATGAAAATACCGCAGCTGTGGTCTGCCGGTAATCGGGGAGAGCCGCCTCACCCTGCCCTTGGTCTTCATGCCGCCGCTCCCGTTTTCTTCTTGTCGGTTTTCTTCTTGGTCGTTCGCTTGGTGCTTACTGAAGTGCCGGCCTTCTGCCCCATCTCAAAGAGCGTTCGCTCCTTTACCGATCGCGCCTTCCCGGTGATCTCATACTCGTGCTTGACGCTCGCAGTGGTTCTGTTCTTGAATACCGTTACCTCGATCTCCTTCTTGCAGCACGGGCACTTGATATCTACCTGGGCATGCGGTTTCGGATCTTTCTTCGGTTTGTCATCTGCCATGATTTGATCTCACCCCCCTTCAATTGAATTTCTGGAGTATATCATATTCATGAAAACAATTCACCCTGATGAGCATTTCGGAAATCATCGAAGGGAATGTGCTCATAATATCTGAGGCGAGAATAGTATTTCATTGTCCGAAGCATCTCATGCTCTGTCCACCCTTCCTCGGGAAGATATGCGTTCTTCTCTTTAGCATCAAGAGGCTGGTACCTCATCGGCGTCGGCCGTATCCCCCACTCCCTCACGAGATCGAGCCTCGCCAGATCCTCCTCCTGGGCTCCTTTGAATCCGATGAGAACGAATACCCCGATGTCTTTTGTGGTACGCTTCCGGCATAGATCTATCGCATCCTTCACCATCCCCTCATCGCCCCACCTATCAAACGCAAACCTCACCTTACACCGGAGCTTCCCAAGTTCCCTCGCCACCTGAAACGTGAAGCGAAACGCTTCGAGTCCCTGATTGAAATCTACCATCGTGAAATCACGCACCCTCTCGACAACTCGTTTTATGTGCCCCCATGACGCCGCCAACAGGTTATTGTCACATACTACTGGCGCGGGGCGAAAGTCACGGATCTCCTTGAATTCAGGTTCCAGCTTCGGGACCGCACACCACGGGCAAGCGTTCGGGCATCCTCTGGTAGTAAATGTCGCACATGGATTATGGAATAGTACCGGCTCGAAAAGTTCGCAGCTGGTAGGCTCCATGAATCCAGGGCCGCCCATCTCAACGGTGAATCCCTTCCCTTTCCATTCTTCGGCGATCATCCGCGCTTTTTCTGCAAGCCACGTAAATGGTACGGAGAGATAGATGGTTGTGCCTACTCTCCACAGGGCGATCCCTTTACGCCACTGATTCATATGATCCCTTCAATTGCACCGTGCAATTACGCCCCACTAAATAGATGCCCCTGAGATTGCTTATGCCCTGTTACCATGTTCGTTCTGACCGTCTTGCCGGCATCGTCATCGGTAACTACCTTGTACGTTTCCCGGCCGAAGTAGTCTACCGCCATGGCCAGGACGTCCTCTACGTGCCTGGCGCTGACCGTCCATTCCTTCTTCTCCGGATTCCATCCGCGATCATGGCTCGGGACCGCCTGCTTCAGCTCCGCAATGAATCCTTCATCGTAATCGAATATCAGCGTTGCTACGGAATCATCCTTCACCATCAGGCATTCGAACATGCTTCTCCTCCAGTTGCTTGACTCTCTTCTCTATTGTCTCGAGCCGGCGATCCACTCGCGGCCCGTACCCATATGTCCACCCGATCCAGCTGCCTACCTTCCAGGCGCCGACGAGCACCAGCGAAATCATCGCAAGAAGGATGATGATCATGGCTACCCGGATAAAGCGCGATACGGATTCTATCTCTTCTCTCTCGCTCATACCGATTCCTCCTCCTTGCCTGCCCACTTCTCCCGTATTCTATCCAGCCATGCGAGCTTCGGGAGATTCAATAGATGCCCCCCGCAAACGATCCAGTATGCCAGGCACCAGGCGAGAACGGGAATGATAATGATGGCCGCGAAGAGCACCCAGGTAAGCCGGCGAAGGAATCCGATCATACGTCATCCATCTCCGTCAATGCCTCGGTCAGCTCGTCCCGGAGTTTCTTCGCTTCCTTCTTTGACATTGTGAGATCATATCTATACTTCATCTTCTCGCCCCACGCTGAAAGCCAGAGAGATTGATGGTCGCCATCAACGCTCCAATTCACCCCCAGATCGTGCCTCTCTGCCAGCACTTTCGGAACCCTTCTTCTTGTCGGAGTACGTATCAGCTTCGCCATCAATCACCTCCATCATGTACCGGGCATCCTGCTTCCGGAACGAATCCGTAAGGGTCCTGCCAGCCGCATGCCCGATCGCAATCCCCTTCTACCATCCGCGCTATCGAATGCGGGATGTCAAAGAATTGGAGAGCACCATACCAGGGGATGAACTTGATAGGCTGCACTTTCTTTATCACGAATCCGTAAGGGCCCTCGAACCATTTGCTGCCGCTATTCTCTACACAATCAACAATCTCTGCGATCGCAATCAGACCGCCATATCTGAATTTCGAACGGTCAAGATTTCCCGCCAGTAGAATGCACCGGAGATCTTGCTCGATCCTATTGAATGCATCTTCGTCGGGAGTCTTGCTGGCGTGAATGAAAAACGATCCCCGGAAGTCTGTCTTCCATGTGCGATTCTCAACATCCTTCATGCGCTCCCTAATCAGCCACGCCCAGGGATGCCGAATGCTCAGAGCTTTCATTCCGGCACCCCCGCTACGTAGAGCATCATGATTGCCAGCAGGATCGCTGCCAGTGCCGCGAGGATTCCGATTATGCGCCAGGGGATCATTTCTTGAGCTTCTTCGTTCGCGCTTTGAATCGCTGCCGAATAGAAGTGCGCGTCCTCCGACGCCAGCGCCGCATCTGATTGGTCATGTAATCTCTCCGGGGATTCCAGCCAGACTCTTCCATCGCTCGCTGCGCGAACTTGAATATCGCTACCCGCATCCGCTCGTTCGAATTCTCCCGGCCGTCCCGCTTCTGGTATTTGCGCTTCATGGCTCCTACCGTCCCCCTTTTGGATACTGATAGCGAAACCTTCTTCCGTGCCGCTCCCGGTATGCCCCGCACAAGCCGCAGTGCCATGTCGGATAATTACAACGGCCCACATAGGCCCAATCATGCCGGCAACGAATGCTCTTTGTATACTTGCTCATCCCTCCTCCACAATCGTCAGACCTTCGGCATCCTTGCTCACATGGAATACCTTCCCAATCTCTGCCAGCTCGGATTTGTGCGTTACGATGATGAATTGCACCCCCGTCGTATCGTGGAGCTTCTGAAGCAGCTGGGCAATCTTCGGGAGATACTCCCGGGATACATTCTTGAATGTCTCATCCCCGATCGATACCGGCGCGACCCGCGGCCTGGTAAGGGCCCGGACTACTTCCCGGAGAACGAACGATACCACGTTTACAATCCCGCCACCCCGGGCATCCTTTACCGGGACCACGATCTCCTGATCTTTGAAGCGGGATGCGAACATGGGAGTCGCCGTCATCTGGCCGCGCTTCGGCTCCATCTCCAGCTCGAAGCGGTAATCATCCTTCCCGAATACCGATCGCACCGCCAGGGTAGTAAGATGCTCCACCCGGGCCCGGATCCGCTCCCGGAGGATCTCGCTGACGATCCTCAGAGCATCGCACTCATGGCCGTGCAGCTCCACGGCCTTTTCGACCTTCTGGATCTTTACCCGGAGCCCGTCCAGGGTTTCCTTGTACGCTTCGAGCTTGCCCTGCTCGATGTCAGTCTTCGAGGTCAAGGTCTGATAGCGCTGCCGATACTCCGCTGTCTTCAACGTGCTCATCCTCCATCCCCTTCTCGATCGTCCCGAATTCCTTCTCGATCTTCTTCCCCTGGGCTTCCAGGTTCGCCTCCGCCTTCTTGATCTCTTTGCCCAGAGTCTTCGGAGTGCAGCCGGCTCCCTTGATCTCCTCCTCGACCCCGGCTACATTCTTCGCCGCCTGATCCCGGCGCTCTTCCTCCCGAACGAGATCCAGCTTCGCATCCTCGGAAGCCTTCTTCATCTTGGCAATGTCAATCATCGGAATCTACCCTCCTTGTGAATTCTTCATGAATACAGTACAGCCGCCCCTTCCATCCTATCCCGGTGAATACATACATCCCCGGTTTGTCGGGATCGCTACTGACAATGAACCCGCGATATCGCTTCCCAAAAATGCCACCCCAGAACGAAATTTTCACTCCGTATGCAGGGAGCAGGTCTGCAGCGATAGACATATCCATCAAGTGTTCCATCGACGGCCCCGTCACCACGCACATGCAGCCCTTGTGGTATGGCGGGTACCCGAACTTCTCGGGATCTCCACCGTCGTACATCGTGCAGTCGCACGACTCCTCGAAGTCGTTGAATTCCTTTCCCCAGCAGGGGCCGCATACCTCGATCGTCAGATCACTCATACCCCGAGCCTCGCGCTGATTGCCGGCTTCACATTCTTAGGCTTGCCCTTGCATCCTACTCCGATCGCTTCCTGAAGATCCTCCGTCCGGACGTCCCCCGATTCCTTCTCGAGTGCCTCGACGAATTCCGTGATCTCTGCATCGCTCTTCTTTGCCGGCGCCGCCTTCGCCTCGAAGACATCACTGTACGGCCTGGCGGATTTGAGCTTCACGAACTTGTGCTTCCAGGTACGCGCCTCCGTATCGATCGCCAGGATGGTTACGCACGGCTCATGCATGTCCTGGATGTCCGTCCTGCCTACGCTGCCGGGATTCAGGAAGAGCCTTCCATCAACCGCTGTCTGTACCCATGTCTCGGAATGGTAGTGTCCATTGATGAGGATATCTGCCCGGGTCTGTTCAAGAGCGCTGATATCCGTGTGGTCGTAAATCAGCTTCTTGCCACCACGTACGAGTACGCCGTGCGAAAGCCAGACCAGAACGTCCTTTTTCGCACACTCCACTCCCACCCCGTAAGACTTCGGATCTTCCTCGTAGCCAGCATGGCAAGGAGCGCCGCCGATCGATACTCCCTTTACCGGCGAGATCTTCACGTTCGGCGAGATCCACTCAATTACCCCAGCCGCCTCAAGAACGCCGGCAGGCTTGTGATCGATCGTCAATACCTGATGCCCGGTTACATCATGGCTGCCGACGATACCGTATATCGGCGCGGAGAATTCCTTGAATATGTTGATCATGATCCCGACTTCAAGATGCGTTACGTTCTGCTTCCGATGATAGAGATCCCCGCCGAAGAGGACTGCTGCCGGCTGGAGCTTCGTTTCAATCGCCAGGATCTCCAACATCTTCGCCTTGATGTCTTCCTTGTACTCCTCTGCCCGACTCTCCGGCGCCGTCTGGCTGTAATGAACATCCGTGAAATGGAGCAGCTTGACGATGCTCACTTGATCTTCCTTCCGTACTGGTATACTACCCAGGTCGCTCCACACTCCCCGCACGTCCATCGATCATACTCACCGCTGGTATCAAGCTCGAAGGTTTTGAACTTGAAGCAGCCCTGTATGCATCGCGTAGGCCGGCGCCGCTTCCCCCTGGTTTTGTTCTTTGCCATCATCTTCTCCTGTTCAATTATATCCCTCGTCCGGAGCCTCATCCTGTCCTGCATCCAAGGGGAGTTGTTCCTCAAAATCTCCTTCTTCTGCAGCTGATCAAGCAGGAGAATTGTTGTGGCAAACAATACCCCGACCAATACCAGGAAGAGAAGAACGGGCCCAGGCCCGACCAGTTTCTTGTCCAGATCATTCATCAGTTATTCTTAATCTTCATGCCGCGGAGAGGCTCTCTCTCCGGATTGCCCATCGACTTCAGCACATCGCGTAGCTGAACGGGACGCCAGTCCCATCGCTCTACCGATACGGTCTGGTGATTCGGAAGGTAGCTTCCCTCGGTACATCCATGAAGATTTACCTGGGCGCATGAATGGTGCGCAGCATACGACAGCCGGATCTTTGTCTTGTCAAATACGATCGACTTCCGCATGGCCGCGCCGAAGCCATGCTCTACCCACCACTGAATCGGATCCCGATCGATGTTGCCGAGCATGATTACCTTCCGGCCGTTGAGCCGCCTGGTGAATCGAAGTACCTGATCCCGCGTCCCGTATGCGAGATCCCCGAGTACCCATATCATGTCATCATCGGAGATGACTTCATTCCAGTTATCGATCAGGGTCTTGTCATGCTCCTCTACGGACTCGAATGGCCGGCGATAGGTTTCTATCACGTCCGGCTGCCCCAGGCGAAGCCCAGCCGTCAGAAAGAATCTCTCGGGCATTACGGGCATTTCTTCGCCTTCGTCCCAGCCTTCATGGACGCTACTCTCAGAATTACCTGACGCCTGCCAGCACAGGTTTCTGATACTCCATTCTTCCGGCAGCCGGCCTGGATGACCAGTGATCGATTGATCGCCTCCATCAGATCCTTCGACTGCTCCAGCTCCCGCTCACAAAGCTGTACCCGAAGCTCCGATCCATTCTTGATCTTCATCCGATTGTTCTCCTTACCTTCTCGATGTCCGTCTTGATCATCTTGATCGTGGTATCTATCATGCAGAAATACCGGAGCTTGCTGATGCACAGTAGGGCGATCCTGCAGAGCGCACCGTTATACTTCCTCTTCAGCCAGAGCATCATTTCAATGCCTCTTTACATTCCGCCAACATCGGTCCTCCCGTTACAGGACAGAGATCCATACCTTCTATCGCTTCGTTGAAATCCTTTGTCCGAAGATTCATGACGTCAACTGATAAGGTGACGGCATCCTCGGCATCACCCAGCGCCTGTTCTGATTTCTCGTATTTCGCCTCTAAGCCCTTCAGGAAATCCAGCCGCTCTCCCAGGGCATCATATGCATCGAAGTCGACTACGGGCGCATTCTGTAGCTCCAGCACCCGATTCTCGGCAGTACCGAGCGTCTCTCTCGCCTCATCGTACCGCTCCGCCAGGCCCGAGAGCGTATCGCGCCGCTGAAGGGCCTGATCATACGACTCAAAGTCCAGCTCGGCAAGGGGCCGCAACTCTTCCACACGGCCCTGAGAGCCCTTCAGACAGGCCACTGCAGAGGCAATGTCCATGACATATTGCCGGAGCTGCTCCACGCGACCCTCAGTTTCCTCTGCCTCCGTAATAAGGGAGCCGAGAGTGGTCATGCGTTTGGCGATCTCCTGTATCCAAACCTGTGACTCGACCATCTCCTCGGCTCCTTCGATTTCCTTCTCCAGCCGGCCGCTCTCCGTCCGGGCTCTCTTGTGATCCGCCGTCGCATCCCGGAGCGCGTTGAATACGTTGTGAATCCCGGAGAGAGATCCTACGATCTTGGCATTCTCTGAGCCCCGGAATCCGACCATGAACTCGGGCCCGAATTGAGGCGCGAAGTTCAGCCTGGCTGTTACGCCATCCCCGAATTCAACCTCCCGGATTCTCGTAATCTCCCGGACGTCCTCCGGAACATTGCCGCGGCCGACCTTGTCGTAGATCTCCTTCCCGATGATGTACCGGTTAACCTTGTCGCTCTTCTCCCATCTGATCCCGTCGATCTCTACGGAGAGAAACTTCGCACCAGCCTGGACGAAACCCTCTCCGATCTCGTTGAATGACCAACCTTCGATCGCACGGAAAATGGAACTCTTCCCTGAATCGGTAGGCCCGGTGAATACGTTGATCCCCGGATCCAGCTCGATCTGCATATGCTCGATGCCCTGGAAATGTTTGATCGTTACGTGCTTGAATGGTTTCATCAGAATGCGTCCGCCTCTGCTTCGCGGAGCTGCCGGAGCCGCTGCCTGAGATATTGCGCCTCCTCCAGATCGCTGACTCTCGACCGGGCATTTTCCAATTCCAGCCGAGCCTTCCCGAGCTTGACCTGCATCTCTCTGATTTTACAAAGACCATCGAGGGTCTTGCACATCATCTTCCCGAATACCCGAGCGAAAACGTCTTCGAATCCGTTAGCTGCACAGAATCGATCTATCTTCTTTCTGATATCCTCCAGAACCGGACGCACTGAAACTCCTCGGGCTACGCTATCACCCAGAAGATCCCAGAGATCCCTATGCAGCTCTCGGGCCCCTGCCTCGACCGCTTCTTTGTACTCTACTGATCCAGTATCCATTTCCTGACCCTCTCATCCCGCAGTACTTCCAGGATCTTCTCGCGCCCCCGGAATTTCTTCCCCGCAAGGGTATAGTATCCCTGCTTGTCAGTTATGATCCCGGCGTTCTGCGCAATCTCCAGCAGTTCCTCTTCCCGGAGGATGCCCATCATCGGCCGGATCTCGTATTCGCTGTCCTGGCATACGCCACCCAGGGTCTTGTTCTTCCAGATACAGATCTTCGTGCGTTTGCCATCCTCGGGGTGGACCTTGGATCTCCGGCAGAAGAGCATCATCCTTCCGGATGCGAAGAACTTCAGAGCGCTGCCGCCAGGCGTAGTCGTTCCTGACTTGCCCCAGGTAGCGAACTTCACCCGGGTCTGATTAACGAATAACCCGATCGTATTGGTATTCGCCAGGAGGGAGATGTACTTCCGGATCTCCGGCCCGAATGCCTGGGCTTGCTGCGCGGGAGCGCTGCTCTCCTCTCCCTTCTTGTTAACCTTGATCTCCGACTTTGGGGACATGCCGGCTACGGAATCGACCACAACCGCACCTACCTTCCCCGTCTCGATCAGACGCCGGCCTACCTTGAGCCCATCTTCCAGACTGTTCGGCTGGTCGAATATGAATGCATCCGGGTCATCGACTTCCAATCCCATCGCGGCCGCATAGGCAACATCATAGGAATGCTCAAAATCAAGATAGACAACCGCCTTCTTCAGCTGGCGCTGAATTTGTTTGGCGATCTCCGTGCAGAGCGTGGTCTTGCCGGTAGATTCCCTTCCGGCGATCTCGTAGATCTTCCCTCTTACCAGACCGCCGCCGAAGCCTTTGTCAAAGGCGATGAGCCCTGTCTTGAAGACCTCGACGGTACGCTTTCCGGGACGGTGCAGTCCCTTCTTCTTGAGATCCTCGGCTGCCGCGCCGAGAACGCTTTGTTTGGGCTTCTTTGGCACGAGGGATACTCAATCCCATTCCGCCATAAGATTGTCGATCTCGCTGTCTACATTCTCCGGAGGAGCTTCCTCTCCGGGCCCTTCTTCCGCAGCCGGCTCGAACGAAGTATCGGCGGAAGCGCTTTCTTCCGGGGCGAATCCGGTAGAAGCGCCCATCTCCTGAAGGCTTCGGAGCACGTCGGATCTGTCGAGGGTGATATCGTCATCGAACATCTCCTTCCGCGCCTTGGCGTTCTTGACCATCTCCGCCGTGGGCGTCACGTCCGTCTTGGGATACGGCGAAACGAAGAGCTTCTGCTTGCTCGTATTCTGGCACGTAATGGAAAGCAGCATCCCGCGGAGCTTTGCGAAATCGTTATCGCAATGATCCCGGAGAATCGTCTGGTACTGCGCCCACTTATCGTCACCGAATCCCCAGACCATCGGCTTGCCGACCGTCTGCCAGGGGCCGTTCCCCTGCCGGGACGCGACATGGAGAATGTACGATGTGTTCGACGGCGCCGGCTTCCCGAAGTGCTCGCAGCAAGGCTCGTTCTCTCCCTGCAGACAGTCGAGATAGTAGGTGCCCGTCCAATGCTTCGGAGTCCATCTCGGCTCACAGAGAATCAGGATCAGATCCTGCCGCCCCGCCTCTGCCCGGTACCTGTCCTTGTCAACTCCCGTTGCTGATTTAGGCGCATCAGCTGGCGGCCGCTTCCCTGCCTTTGCCATTTCATTCTCCTTCTGTGGTTTCGTTTCCCTGATCTATTCTATCCGGCGATGCTCTCGCCAGTGATCATCCCGAGATCCATCTCCTTCTGCGTGACGTTCAGCATGTGACTCGCCAGCTCCTTGGTATGCTTGAGCGCGGACAGCGTATTGTCGCCGGCCTGGACGAGCGCCTTCAGGTACTGGACATCCATCTCGCTCTTCTCGAAGGTGCCAATCTGCTTGGCAATCATCACCTTCGCCACCGCCGCCCTGGACTCCGCATTGCTGCCAGCCTTAACCTCCGCATTGTTCGCCAGGAGATCAGCCATCTTGAGATCCATCACCACCTTCGCCTTGGCTCGATCCTTCGTAGCATAAGCCTGATCCGCGATCGCGCTGTTGGTGATCATCGTCGCTTCCTGGACATGCGCCGCCAGAAGGCTCAGTGCCTGATTGATGGTACCGAACCCGCTCTCCGTCGCATCCTCCGGAAGCTGAACGTCCAGGAGATTGTTCAGCCTGATAATGTTCGCCCGTACGTCGATCTTGTTCTCCGCCATCAGTACACTACCCTCCCTAAAAGCTCCGGGAAAATGTCCTCGATCATCTTCACATGATGAAGGCAATCGCTCTCCCACCCTATCATGAATCCCCGCGCTTCCTCTTCCGTCTTCATGACAGTATCCGTAACGTGGACGTGGCCGAAGGCGGTAGCAACTACGATGAACTCCCCGGTGGACGGCACCCAGGAAATCCGGTATACCGGGTACCTCTCCTTCGACTGCCACCAGCAACCGAAGTCCGTATCCCGGACCTTGCTGATCCGGGCCTCGTTATCCTTCTCGAATTCCTTGCGAGATGTGTACGTCTTCATCAGACTCCCTTGATGGCCTTGTATGCGGAGTCTACATTCTTCGGGACGATCTCGTTGATCATCTTGATCGCCGCCAGCTTCGCGGCCTTCCCTACAGACCTGGCGAGTCCCTTCTTCGCGGTATTGATATCGACCTTTACCGAAAGCGTAATGGTCTGCCTGGGCAGCCCCAGCGCGGAGGAGTACTCGACATCGAAACCTTCCCGGACGGAAAGCGATACGCCATAGGGGAGATCCCCCGGGGGTATCGGCATGATGCTCATCTTCGGGCCCCGCTTCGCACCAGGAGCGCTCTTCGAAGCCTTGCTCCGCGCCTGCTTCTCCGTAACCTTCCCCGCCTCCAGCTTCTTCTGCGTCTTGGCAGGAGCATCCAGGAGCGAGAGCTTCCGGGAAATGTGAGATTCGCTGCGCCCTACCATCTTCGCCAGCCGCTTCTGATCTACCTTGTGCTTCTTGATCAGCACATGGTATGCCTTCGCCTCCTCGATCGGCCCGTAATCCCGGCGCACCAGATTCTCGATCGCACTATCCACCTCGACGTCTACCGCATCGGCAGAGCTGACCAGAGCAGGGATCTCCTCGAGCGCCAGCTTCCGCGCGGCAGCCAGACGCCGCTTTCCGGTTACCAGCGTGAACGATCCATCCTTATCATCGATCAACCTGATCGGATTCCTGATGCCGGCCGTGCCGGCTGATTCGAGAATGTCTTCGAGATCCGCATCCGTGAGCTTCTCCCTGGTATTCGTCTGGTGCGCCTTTGTCTTGATTGCCGTGCAGGGAACGTTCTCGAGCCGCAGATCGATCGTCGGCTCCGGGACTCCCTTCGGCTCCGCTGCCGGCTTCGATCCCTTGCCACCCTTCCCCGGCTTTGATACCTTCGTTCTCTTCGCCGCCTTTGTACCCTTCCCAGCTGCCGGCGCCTTCCCGGCCGCTTTCTTCTCGGCCTCCTCCGGCTTCTTGCCGGGCTCTGCGGGGGCGCTGTCCCCATCCTCGAAATCCTCTAAGATCTTGTCAATCTCTTCAACCATCGAATACCTCCTATTGTAGAAACCCTATCCTCTTCATTGTATCCGGACTTGCGTACTTTTAATTGCACGGTGCAATTAAGATCTCACCACGGGATGCTCTCCAGCGCTTCCCGGTACGGCTCCCAATACCGGAGCCTTCTCATATCCCTCTCAATCTTGTAACTAGGAATCCCCATATGATCCGCTACGGCATCGATATCGCCATCGAGATCCATTACCGCTTCGCATACTCGAGCCAGCGGAGGATCTACCACATGAAGCTCGCGCATCATCTCATCGATGAGCGCCTGGGCCCGGGTCCTCCAGTCATCCGTCTCTACGAATGCCGGCGATGCGATCACAATATCCGCATCCTCCAGCCTGGCTGCCCACTTCATGATCTTCCCGGATCTTTCTGCGAGCTTGACGAGATGAGCGGTGAAGCAGCGATACCACCATGTGCGCAGCATCGCCTTCTCTGCATCGTACTTCCCCTCGATCTCCAGCGCCTTGACAAAAAGCTCTTGCGTGAGATCCTCTTCGTCGTGGCCTTCGAATCGGTAGCCGACCGATCTGAAGTTGTTGATCATGCTCCTCATCTTCGGTTCGAAATCAAGCAGTTCCTTCAGGTACGGCCGGCTGTCCGACTGCATCGCCTCCTCCTTTGTCACGGCCCATGAATTTCTCGATCGCCTCCTCACTGATCCGAATGACCCCGGACGGCAGCTTGTCCGCATCGAGCAAGCCTTCCTTGATCCATTTGTACACCGTCCCAGGCGTGACCCTCATCTCCTCCGCAACCTCGTCTACCGTCTTCAACTTCACACGATCCTCCTTTCCAATTGTTGATATCGCCTGTGCCCGTCCGAGCCACTGGTACGCTAGATCTCTATTGCCGCCCTTCACGGCGCGACTCATTCGGCCCAGACACTCTACTTGATAGTCGGTAATCAATCTACTATCCTACCCCTCAAACAACAAACTTCCGCATAACATCTCGGACAGAGATCTTCTGCCGCCACATCCACAGGATTATCCTCAGTCTCAATCCTCCAGCCAGTCTGGTGCGCATGCGTGTAGCAATCGCTGAGAGTCGCCGCTTCTATGCGCCTTCCGCACCGGTAACATTTCAACGCTGCCATCTGATCGCCCCCTTCCTGAACATGGTTTTTCAATACACACCCTTTCAAATGATCAATTTTCTGCGGAGGACGCCAGTCATCCAGAAGATTCATGGTCGCAACCCCTCCATTTCTACCGCGATCAGTAATGCCGTCAACGCCTTCAACAAATCCGACCGGGGAATATCATCGAGGCCCTTGTGATTCGTCCCCAGCAATTCGTTAATCTCATAGAGCAGATCGAACTTCATTTGCCCCCCTTTGTTACCCACATCGAATCAATATCGCCTTTCTCGTATGCGGGATTGTCATCAGCACAGGAAGCGTTTGCTATAGCAAACAACTCCCGTCGCGCTTCGACCCGGCAAAGATCGCGGGGAGTCCACCACTGAAAAACCGCACCATTGAACATGCGAGCCTTCCATGTGAATCCTCGAACCCATCCTCTGTAGTCGGCGTCTTTCATTACACCTTTCCGCCATCGAGCCACATCACCTTGATCCCCGCCTCGCCAAGCACATGCTCGACGCCGTTCCGGCCCAGGCTGTCACCACTCCGACAATCCAGCTCGACCTGGCGCTCTGCAGCATCCCACTCGGTAATGACTAGGATATCATCAACCTGCTCCTCTGCCGCGAACACCGCATCCTTCACGTCCCTGGGGACACCCTTGACGATTGCCATGTCCACCGAACTACGACCACTCTTCATACCAGACCTCCTTTCCTCGCTTCCAAATCCAACACCGGCCCCCGCAAGAGCCGGTAGCAGATCAGGCTCCCATCCGACGCTCGGCAGCGACCTCGGCACGGTACGCCGCGTCCTCGCGCTTGCACCCTTCGAACTCGGTCTTATCATCGACGTTGACCGGTATCAGCACAACCCGGTAACCGCGGCACCCGGAACACACCATGTCATACGCTCCCCGGTGATACTCGTCTGCGAAGTCGGGATCTTCTGCGAACTCGCCAGGCGAGATGCCATGAGCGTCGATATTCGGATTCACCATCGTCCCGGTACCGTTACATATCGGACACACTTCGGCCACCGCTTCCACGTCCAGCCCAGACAAATCGTTGAGCAACACCATCCGGCTATAGTCCGGCTTCCAGTTTGTCGGGTAATACCCCGCCTCCCTCACATCTCCCATACAACCCCCTGTTCCGTGCCTCGTTTCCAAACCCAACGGACGGCTGCGAACAGCCCCCCAGCAGGTCAGGCTAGTCGATTACAATATCCACGAGGTTGTTCTTGTCCTTGGGCACACGCAACTCGGCTCGCAGCAGCCAGGACACCCGACCCCAACCCAGACGGTACGCGGGATGTACCTGGATCTTCCAGCGCTCGATGATTCCCCAGACCTTCGCCTCGTCCCAATCGATAACCGCTCTCCAGTGATCTACCCGGCGCGATTTGTTCGAACGCCTGTGCTTCTCGACCTCGGCGTAGGTTGCTCTCGATGCGCTTTCCTCACGGCGCTCTCCAGTAATCAGAAGAAACGTCCCATTCTTGTATGCCGGATCGTTAGCGAACACCGCGCTACAGACATCGATCTTCAGATATGCCGAACACCATCTGACGGAAAGGTTCGCCGTCACCTGGGGAAACATCCTCCGCGTGGAGAGCTTGCCCCTAGTGCCGCCGACCGTCTTGATCCCACCATCGTGCATCTCGAATGATGTGGGCGCTGTCAATGCGTTCTCTCTGAGCATCTCACCTTCAAAGCCGCCTTCCTTCCATGAGAACCTGATCTCGATTCCGAGTTCACGCGCGACGGCCCTGCAGTAATCCTCCGTCACTGACCAATCCATCAACCCCTGCTCCTGCCCAGGCGCCCCATCGATGTGATGATGCCAGAGCACGATGTCTTCTCTCCGCACCCCCATCTCGAGAAGATGCAAGATGCAGGCTTCGGAATCCTTGCCGCCGGAGAAGGCCACCACGATCTTGTCGTACATGTCCAGAGAGAGAAGCTCCGAAGTGTTCGGCTTGGTCTTGGAGTTCATCGTCTCTCCCTTATCCCTGCACCTTGGCAGCAACTGCGGATTCGATACCTTCTCTCTTGGCAGGATTCCAAAGTTCAGGATGCAATGTGCGGATATGATCAGCCAATGCCAATGCTCGAAGAGTCCTCGCCGATATGCCCTTGCGTTTCCATACGATCACAATCGTCCCGCAAACTTCACATTTAGTAGACTTGTGCGTTCCCATCGTCTCCCCCTTTTCTTCCTGGCCCCGGTTGTTATGTTCCTTACTCATCTATAAGGATTATACCGTTTTTATTACGATATGCCACTTTCTTGTACTGTTATATGCAATCTTTTTTGATGCGAGTATTCGGCCTTAGAGGCTAGAATTGTGGGGTTATTCGAACACCCCTATACTATGGCAGGGAGAAGGCGCTTGACGCCTATTGCCCCCCGGCAGCCAGATCGCCGATGTAGCCAGTGGTATAGTCGGCGTATACTTTGTAACCGTATGCGAGCTGCATGGAACCGATCCTGTTCTTTGCGGTCCCGATCTTCGCCTCATTGTCACGCTCCATGTCTTCGTCGCGCAAGATCCAGGCGATCACATCGGCATGCTTCTCTGCGTGGCTCGTCTCGGCCATGTCCTGCTTCACGTAGTAACCGCGGTTGATCGCTTTGTCGAATCCCTTCCGGCTGGTCTGATGCAGCAGAAGGACCCGGGTACCGTCCCCGCGTCCGAGATGCTTGGCGATGAGCTTCATCACCCGGATCGATTCCCCGAGCCTAATCCGGTAATCGTCCCGCATGTTGGTTGCCTGAATCAGCTCCGAATAATCTACTACCAGCAAATCGATCGGCCGCTTCCGATGTTCCGTCTCTGCATACTGAGCAATGTCCTGAGACGTCACATCCGTATCCGGAACCCAGAGCTGGACATTGTTCCCGCATTCCGATGCCGGATCTGCCCACCGCTTCGCTGCCTCCAGATAGACTTCCTTGTCATGATCGTGAAGCGTTCGCTGCATCGCCGGCCCGATATCCACACCGCCAGCCCGGATCTCATGAACCATCCTTCCGACAAAGTACTCAGGCATATCATCAAGCCCCATCTCAAGAGAGCACCATACGACTCGGAATCCCCTCATCGCCATCCGGAAGGAGATCTCCCTGGCAAGGTACGTCTTGCCCTGGCTGGTGTACCCACACAACAACCAGAGATGTCCTTTGCGATGACCGCCGAGCGTGGCCTGGTCGAGCCGATAGAATTCCGTACCGATCGGGATACCCAAGGACTTGTCAAAATTATCATGTATCCGGGCACCCAACTCCATCATCGTCGCCGTGCCGGCATTGCCGGATTGCCCCATCCTCCGGATGCCGTCACACAGCACGTACAGCTCCTCAACCCCAGCATCGAGATGCTGATCGCCGTGGCCGATCTTCTCGATAATCGATCCCATACCGGATGCAAAATGCAGGCGCCTGGTCTTCTGCCAGATCTGGTCGGCAATCTCGGTATAGTCATCCTCCGTCAGATTCTCAGATACCTCCTCCGCCCAACCGACAAGCTCGACCAGATGCTTCTGCGTGTCGAGACTGGCCTTCTTCTCTTTGGATATGCGGCGCCGGACAGATTCGAAGGTAACGCCGTCGTGCTCTTTCCAGACGGCTCGCGCGATGCCGAGCACCGCTTTCCATCCCCGGCTCAGAGCAAGATCCGATACCGATGCTATACGATGATCATCTCCGAACAACTCTCCGTGGCTTACGATCCAGCCGACGAACGCAGAGCCGTATGAGTCTTCATTTGGATATTGTTCAGCCCAGGCTTTCCGATTGCGAACGTTTCTCTCTGTCATGGTACAACTGTTTTTCCTGATGCAAGGTTCCACACAATTGTATCCGCCTTCGGTTCCCATACGACATTACTGATGACATCCCCGTACTTCGCCGTCCATATTCCGGGGCCATCCCTGGTCGTGTAGATCGTCGCCTTCTCGCCGGCCTTCCTAGTAAAGTGCAGCCGCTCAAGCGTCGGGCCGTTCCACTTGTGCTCCTCCTCCATCCCGAGCCGGACAATCGCTACGTCTACGTTCAGCATCTCAGTCAGCAGCTCCCGGTTGTCATCGAATTGACCACGAACGAGATCTCCGAGAAGTACCGTTCTTCCGGTGAGCCCCCGCTTGATGCACTCCTTCAGAAAGAGGTACGCCAGCGTGACCTTCCCGGAGCTGGCCGGCCCGTAGAGGCAGCGAGATCTCTGCACCCGACCCTCTCGTATGATCTCATCGAAGTATCCCCGCAGCTCCTTGGCTATCCGCGCGGCGCTGGCATGCCGTTTCGCCCAGGCCTTCCAGGTCATGTCTGTCATGTATACCGGGATGCCGGCGCGGGAGATGTTGCGATCGTACCGTTCCCTGTTCAGGCAGGGGCAGGGAATCCAGCCGTCCTCTGTGAGAATGTGCTTGCGCCCATTGCAGGAACACTCATTACTGTCCACGGATGTCCTCGTAGAATTTCTTTATCTCAGCCTTGTCTGCCTTCTGCATATTCGGGAAGGCGCCATCGATGTATGCGATCCGATCCTCGACGTAGATCAAGGGGTCCTTCCCGGAGATGGCTTCCAGATCCTTGACCAGCATCGCCGTCGCCATGAGTACGATCGCGCGAGGATGGCCCTCTACCGAGAAGAGTACCCAATTGGATATCTTCAGCTTGGTCAGCAGCTCCACCGCTCGCTTCGCTTCCTCGAGCGTGGTGACCTGGAAGATCTTATCCGGCGCCAATCCCTTGACCAGAATGTACGCGCGACCGGCAAGACACTTCTCTACGAAGTCTGTCCAGCTCGGGAGGATGTCTGACGATTTCTTGCTCATACCTGTATTCTATCCCGCCACCACAGCGCGATATGTTCTACGATCCTTTCGGCCGCGAAGCCGTCCCATTGGGGAGGGACATCGCTCTCATTGATCCAGCCATCCTCGAGCACCAGCATGGCCCGGTTTACGATCTCGTCGGTAGCCGTACCGGCCAGGGCATTCGATCCCATCCGCATCGTTATCGGCCGCTCAGTATTCTCTCGAAGCGTCAGGCACGGTACACCGAAGAAGGTAGTCTCTGACTGGATGCCTCCGGAGTCGGTAAGCACCATGCGGGAATTCTTGACCAGGCTCATGAAGTCGGCGTAGGGCTGCGGCTTGATCGCCTGGAGAGGTCCCCTCAAAGATGGCAGATCTCCCCAGCAACCGAGCAGGGCATTCTTCGTTCTGGGATGTATCGGGAATATGATCGGAATCTTCTTCGAGATCTCTTCCACGGCATCGAGTATCCTTCTCAGAATCTCCCCATCATCCACATTCGCCGGCCGATGGAGAGTCAATACCGCATACGGCTTCCCTTCCAGGCCGAGCTTCGAGACGATATCGCTGGCTGCGATCTCCTCCTCATGCTGCATCAGGCAATCGATCATTACATCCCCGACAAAGTGTACCCGCTCCATGTCGATCCCGTCGCAATCGAGATTATGATCCGCATCCGATTCCGTAGTGAACAGCAAATCAGATACGTGATCCGTCAGGCGCCGATTGTTCTCCTCCGGCATCGTCTCGTCATCGGATCTCAGGCCGGCCTCGACATGGATTACCGGGATGCTCAATCGCCTGGCAGTGATCGCCGCGGCCAGGGTAGAATCTACATCGCCGACTACCATTACCGCATCCGGCTCGACATACTCCATAACCGGAGAGATCCGCGCCATGACCGTCGCCATCACCATCCCCAGCCCGTTCTTCCGAACGTCCAGGCTGATCATGTCATCTTCAGAGATACCGAATCCCTCCAGGAATGAGCCGGCCATCTCGTAATCGTAATGCTGGCCGGTATTGACGATGATCGGCTTGATCTTCTGAAGGCCCGTTATGGCTTCGGTCCCCAGCCCGTAATCGCCTGGGCCGAGCACCGTGACCCCGTTCAGATTGTACTGGTCGATCGCCCGGAGGATCGGAGAGATCTTCATCCAGTTCGGCCTAGCCCCCCCTACGATCATCAGCTTGATCGGCTTCTCGATTACTTCCACTTCGTCAGGCTCGTCCAGCATGTCATCCCTCCTACCAATCACATCCCGCAAAGAAACATGGAAACTCCGCGCCGGCCTGGACCATGAGAGCCAGATGCTCCCGGAAGGTTCGCTTCTGGCATGTCTCCTTGTTCTCGATATCATCAAAGAACATCAGGCCATCCAGATCGGCATCGTCCAGGGGCTCGTCACCATAGCTCTCGTCATACGCCTCTTCCCGGCTCACCCCGCAATTATCCATTGCGAATACCACCGCCGCCTCGAACGTTTCAGCTGCGTACCATTCGTAATCGTTGAGCTGGTAGATGTTCATGTCTTCTTCCTGCACAAGCACTTCCAGTACAGATCACCCAACACTTCGATCAGCGGAGCGTATGGGGGACTGTCGCAACCAGGAAAATCGAACCTGATAATCACTACGTTTGTCACCGTATCGTAATGCTCAGTAATCGTCCCGTACTCCCGAAGGCGCTCTATAAGCTCGTCATGATCGAAAGCATCACAGATGTGCCGATCGCTAGGGCATCCGTGAACACGATACCGAAGCAGTATGTTCCCGGAAACATCCACCACATAGACGCACTCCGCATCTCCCTGCTTCGCTCCCGCGGCCATGATCGATTTTGACAATTCGAAGGATACCGTCTTTTTGTCGATGTTCATCAGCTATCCTCCAGCGAGAAATCCCGCGGCGAAGCATCGATCTTTTCCTGGATCTTCTTGCACGTATCCGTATGGTCTGAGTACCTGGGATCTCCGATCCCCATAGGGCACCAGCAATCGCCGCTCTTGAGCGCCGAGATCAAATCCCTAGCAGTATCCAGCTCGGAAGCCATAATCCACGCAGCAAGTGCAGAAGATCGGCGCTCGTAATAACACTGGAATCCGTAGATCCCTTTCTCTGGCTGCGGTTCATACCCGAATACTTTGTCCCACCACAACGCAAACCCCTCGGGTTCCAGTTTGCGATGGAACTCGTCATACCATCCCTTACTGCCGACCAAGTCTCCACCATCGTCTTCATGACCCATTATGCCGCCGTCCTTTCCTGCCACTCCCTGAATCCTACCAGATGCGGGATGAACCATTCCGACACCACCATCCCGGGAAGCATCTCCTGGAACATATTCACCCGAGCCTGGATGGAAAGATGACATCGCTGGCAGAGGCATGCGAGATTCCAAAGCTCGCAGAGACTCTTGTCTGGAACGAGATGATGGACCGTGAGGCAGTACCCGGTGGGCGGTTCGTGTCGGTGGCCGCACCGCTCGCAGATCCATCCCCATGTTGTCTTGACGTAGAATGCAATCTGCTTCCAGTTGTCGGGATAGGTGTTCATTCCTTCTTCTCCTACTTCGGCCAAAGAACTACCGATCCGCTGTCGTTCAATGCCTGGTGATCCCGAGCAAGATGATCGAGAGCCAATGCGCAACGATAACCATGATGGCTCGTAGCCTTGCAGCGCTGAGTCGGCAAATCAGAAACGCGCCCTGGCTCTTCATCTTTCTCCCGATATTCAATACGGGGATAGATCGCTGTAAAATGTTCGGTATGCTTGCATTTCGTGCATTCGTGAAGATGCTCCCCGGGAGGTGCCATCGTAGATCTTTCACGGGGAATCTCCATCATGCCATCTTTACAGTTCTCGCACGTCTGTTCGATCCGGACAGCCTGCACTTCCGTCTCTTTTCTCATCAGCCCCTCATCCCATCAACCGATATTCCTTGTGAAAATACCCGAGATCTCTCTGCACTACCGTGATCTCCGGGAAATGCTCGCACAAATACTCCTCTTCCGCTTTGCCACAATGACGGCAGATGAACAATTCTTTTTCGAATTCCTCTTCGAAGTCCGTCTCAACATCGACTTCCTTCCCCATACCGCGCATCGCACCCAGACAAGATGCCTCTATCGCGGTAGAGACTTTCTGGACAGCATCGACGCTCTGCCCAGAGATCACAAACGTGATTGCGACTGGCTGGATACCGTCACTGCTTTCAACCTCTACCGCCGCACTCTTCGCATTTACGCAAGGCTCGCTCATAGCATCTTCCTCCATTGATCGTCCGTCAGCTTACTCATCCGGGATACCAGCTTCGCTACCCCATCCTCAGAGAAAACCTCGGCGAATAGATCGCCCTTCTGCGATAGTATATCCAGTACCCGCTCCTCTACCGTATCCCGAGCGACGAAAGCGACTACCCTGATCCGATCGTGCGGGGATCCCATGCGATAGATCCTGCCGGCGCGTTGATGGATGTTCGCGGGATTGAAGGGAAGATCCAGGTTTACGAGTACGCTCCCCGTCTGCAGATTCATCCCCCTCTCGCCTACCTCGGTCATGATCATTACCTTGCACTCCCCATCCTGGAAGCGCCGCCTGGCTGCTTCCCGCTGCCGGCGATCGACCTCTCCATGCATTACTACCGGATTCCATTTCTTCAGCCGGCGCGTGAGGATGTCCATCCACTTCTCGCGCCATTGCGTAACGATGATGATAGATTCGCCGGCAAGCTCCCCCTCCATCATTTCTAGGAGATCGGCGATCTTCCCGGAATCCTCTCCCTCCCCGCCTACCAGGCACGGCGCCGCACAGCATCTGCGAAGCGGGATCATCTTCCCGAACATGCTCCCTGCCCCGGCCGCCTTCTCCGCGCGGATCTGGGCGCACATCACATCGTATATCTTTCGAGCTTCCGGGATCATCTCTACGCGGCGCACCATCGTTACGACCTTCGGCATCTGTACACCGACGTCCGCCGCGGTCCTCCGGATGTACCGATCGGCAATCCGATTCTCCGCATCCTGGAGATTCTTGTACCCGATTACCTTCTTGATGGTGAACCCGCGATTCTTGAGAGGGATGTCGATCATTCGGCAGTACTTCTCCCGGAACCATCCTACGGGCCCGAAGGGCCTGGAATCGATCCACTCGAATACTGAGTACAGATCCTCCAGCCGATTCTCGATCGGCGTAGCGGTAAGCGCGATTTTGTATACGGCCTTCTTGAACAGCTTCTTGAATATCTTCGCGGTCTTGGTAGTTCGATTCTTGCAGCCCCCCTTCGCCGTAATCTCGTCAGCGATTACCAGGATCCGCTTGCCTTCAATCATCTCCCAGATCTCTTCATAGTCCCGGATGAGGCACTGGTAGTGCAGGATGGTAATTGCACGGTGCAATTCATAGCTGTCCATCCGGGATGAGCGATCGCCATCTACTATCTCAACCTGGCTCTCGAAATCCGGGAGGTATGCATTCGCCATCTCGATCTCCTGCTTCCACTGATACTTGATCGAGCCAGGGCACAGGATGATGGCGATATCTACCTCATCAAGCTCGAAGGCGCGGAGCATGATCCCCATCGCTTCGAAGGTCTTCCCCAGCCCTACATCGTCGGCAATGAGTACATTCTTCTGATGCAGGGAGAAATTGATCGCCTGGTGCTGGAACGGCTTCGGCTTCTTCCCCTCCAGGAAGAGATGGGATACCTGATCCGATTCGTCATCCTTCATCTCGATCGCCTGGCGCTTGGCTTCCCGGAGCTGCTTGAGTATCCTTACGCTGTCCGGCGCCGGGGTAAGCTCGACATGCTGTACCAGCCGCGGGATGTTGATCCAGAATCCGGTAAACCAACCGTCCTTCGCCGCGCGGATCCACGGGATGCTCTTGGCAGTCTCCCGCTTCATGTGAACGCGGAAGGTGCCATCCTCGTCTACGATCAGAGATGATTTCATACGGGAGATTATATCCGGAGCTTATGGCGTCCCGTAATTGTACGCGCCGTATTCCCAGATCTCCCACGTCTGGTCGACAAATGCTCGTGGTAAATATGGCGTCGCTGGCATCGGTATAGCTGGGGACGCCGGGAGCACATCAGACCCGCGGAATTGAAAGTAAACCGTTCGCGGCCCTCCACCGATCCACTCGTATGTCAATCCCTTCCATTCAGTACCATCCCCACCAGCGGCAACATCGGAAGCACCCAGCGACCAGCCACCCCAGTTATACATCGCAGACCCAGCCGGGTACACCAACTCTGAAATATACACCTCAACATCCCACGGACCATCGAGCCACGATAGCGAACGGCAGGGAAGAGAGAATGCCAATTTCGGAGAACGAGATAACGGCATTGTGTGTGAAGTCCGTTTCAGCGACGGATGGGCACCGCTCAGAAAACTCCGGCAATCGTAATTTGCCCCCAGATCGTTCCACCGCATGTACGATCCCGACTGTGAGTTTGTAAGCGTCTGGATCAGTACTTTGTTCGCATCCCAATCATCGAACGCCAGCGTCGGAGTAGCTCCTGTCCCGACGAAAGAATCATAACCATAACCGTCAAACGATCCACCTATCGCATGGCTGGTCTGTGCGTACTCCAGAGCTTCAAGGCATAGCCGAAGCTCCTCTATCGCTCTCGTAGACACATCGCCACGATCTGTCCATGCGTCTGCTTTCCAGGCAGGATACCCGAGTGCATACGTCAGAAAATCAGACAGCGAGCCCCACCGCGGATTCGCCGCATCGCCCCAGCCGGTCTTATAATCAGGCGTTGCAAATCCCCACGGCCCCCCTTCGTCAAACCACTTGCGTACCAGCCGCAAATCCGTTACATCGAATTCCGAGCCGGCCTTTCCGAACGTAATATCAAGACGATCGTAATCCGTGGATGCTATCGTCGGGACGGTTATGTCTCTGACATCATCACTACCAGCACCGGACCAATTGAAGGGAGGACCTCCACCCCATGAGCCATTCGCTCTTGCATGTGAATCCCGTTCTTTTAATCCCTGCACGATCTCTGCAATAACAATCCCCATCGCATCAAGATTCCTGAGAGATCCGAACAGTGTGGGGCATGGCCCTATCGACCAGGACATCAGCTGTACTCTTTGTATTGCGCGAACGGATGCGCGAAGTACTCCCCGCTGCCATCCTGGATTACCACGAGGAAGGTATCATCCGGGTAATTCGCCAAATCCAGCGTCTTGTTGCTGTACGCCTCGTACACTTCCGTGATGTCTTTCTTGAAATCGGTAAGGGTACCGTCCGAAGGCTTGAACTTCTTGAGCACCTGAGTACCACCGACATCTACGATCTGGCAGAAATCAGCGCCGCCCCCGCCCCCGCCTACCGATACGCCGAGAGCATTCCCGTCATCGTCTACCGAGCCGACAAGATGCGAACCGTTGCCGGACACCTCCGCTTCCCACTGATCCGTCTTCGATCCGAGCGTGTCCCCTACCACCGGCCCGGCCCCGGTATGCGCGATATAGCTGCTCGATGATTCGGAGGCGATGCCGTACTCGCCAGCAGGAACCTCCGTCTCGAGGATGACTACGTTCTCAGAATCGTCCACTGATGGCCTGGTAACCTCTATCGCCCCCGTAGTGGGCTCCACATCGCCCGTACGCTGCGCCATGCCGCCAGCCAGGGCATTCGTCGCATGAGTGTTCTTGATCGCTACACGGCCTTTTCCGATGTTTGCGGGATCTACGGCTACACCCTGGGCTTTGAATTCAGAGCCGCCCCCGCGCGTCTCCCTCCGGCGACGTTCATCATCCCTCGATTTTGCTGTGTTATCCGAATCGTCCCGGGTCATCCGGGACTTATTTCGGAGCTGCTTGTACGTGGGGATGTGCACCGGAGGATCGTCTCTGCCACGCTGAACCTCAGTCTTTACTCCGGCCCGTGAGATGCGCCAGGTAATCGACGAGATAGCGCCGTCTGGGGAAATGTTTTTCATGCCGAGATACGTTCGCGCGGAGCCGGTTAGGCCGTCCCAGAACTTCTTCTGAATCAACGGCGCGATCAGGGCGCTGTAATCATCCAGCTCGGAAACGTTGTACGGAGTAATCCCGGGGCCCAGCGGATCGTTCCTGTAGTACGCTACCAGCTCCGCCATGTTCTCAGGATGTATCCCGCAGTTCGCTACCTTCCCATCCGGCCAGGTAGGATTGAACGAATACGTGTAGAAATCCGAGAAGCCGGTACCGGTCTTCTGCTCGTAAGCGATCGTCAGCTTAATGCTCGGATTCACTACCGTCGTATAATCGATGAAGTAGAGATCCGAATTCCCGCGCATGAATTTCGCTTCGTTGAATTTGATGATGCCCTTCTCAGTATCGAGCGTCCAGCCGTCAGTAATCTCCTTCAGAATATGGTCTATGAATCTGATGGCCTTCGGATCTTTCTCAACAAACGATACCCGCAGCGTCGGCTCTGCACGTTCGTCATCACCATCGATCTCGGACGGCCTCGCTCGCATGTTCATCCAGGGCAGTACCAGATCTCGATATGCATCCCCGCCTACCGGATTCCATCGATACCATTTGTAGATGCATTTCTTGGCGAGCTTCTTCTCCTCCGGATCGGTAAGGCGCCGAAAATCCTCTCTCAGATAATCCAGCCAGGTAGCCGGCGCCGTAGGAGCGTATGACAAATCAGCAATCGCCTTGATGGCGCTGTTGTTCGAATCGGTATCCATCCCGACCGCCTCGAAGACAACGAGATCCTCCTCGTACACCTTCCGGCTGCCGCGGATGAGAATCGTCGCGGGAAGCTCCGGGGTTGCGATGGTCGTGACATCCTCATCGAAGCTGCCGGCAGGGAGTGCGGCGCCGGCACCGAGTGCTCGGACGTATGCTACATCATCCGTCTCCAGCATGATTGCCAGGCCGAGTACTTCGCACAGCTCCTGCATTGCCTGGACGGGATTGACCAGATCCCAATCTACTGCAGGGTACCTGTTCGCCGGCACCGCCGATACGTCGAATGTCAACGCCGTCTCATCGGGCCCGGCATTCCCTATCTTGTCCCGGAGATCCTGAAAGATGGACAGCGCTGTCTTCTCATCTACCGGATTGCCTTCCTTGTCCGGCTGATTGTGACTGCCGCTGTAATACCCATACTTCCATTTCCAGCGCCGGTCCTTCAGCGTTACCGTCATCAGATCACCAGCGCTACTCCGCTTCCTCTGGATATCTCCATCTACCCACATCTCCATCGTAATAGATGTGGATCCATCCGAGATGATCAGATCGCCGGAGTCTGGAACGTTTGCCAGAACGGTATTCGCTTTCAGAGTAATCTGGACGGTACCCGGAGAGATCCCGCGCTGAAGGGTGAGGTTCGCGCCGCTCCCTGCTTCAATCCCGATCCCTGCATAAGAACTAGCAATGCCCATAAAAAAGCTCCGGAGCCCGTCTCTTAGAAACCTATACCCATGTTACTGTACTAACAGGTAACAAGGTACTGTACACCATATACCAGTATCACGGGACATCTGTTGTACGTGCTCTACTGGTACACATACATCCAACACATTAATACGCTAAGTAGTATTCGGATCGTGAAATGTCGGATTTGTAGCGAATTCAAAGTCGTAACTCCATGACGTTCGGTAATTTGAGAACCCACCATTCGGCATCAAATCAGGACCGCTCTTCGATTGCACCTTCGGAGGCTTCAGCGGTACCGTTCCCCATAGCGGCGCCGGGAAAGCCCAGAATGCTGAAAGCGCAACGGCCGATCCTGACTGCCTGGCTCGGGCCGGCGTGACCACCGTCTGCTGCCGCTCCGGGATCGCGCCATCGAGCGCCTCAAGAATTACGAAATCCTGCGAAGAGAATTCCATCGTCGTAGTCTCATTGAAGGCGATCAGGTCCAGCGCGGAAGTTACGAGATCAACGTAGTCGAACCGGAACGATACCGATCCGTCATACGCATTGATGTCCCAGCTCTCCTGGATTGTCAGGTACTGCGGGAGCGTCAGCTTGTTTGCTTCCGCTGCCGCGAACGCACCGGCTCCGGTGAATTGTCCGTGTACCGATATCTTCAGCTGACCATATGCGCCCAGGGTCCTCGATGCGATCGCCTGGCCTCCCGTTACACCCACCGGCCAGGGTATCCAGTACTCGACATCCATGAATGAGAATGTCAGCTCGTCATCATCCGTATTCGATCGCCGGTTATATCTGATCCGATTCGTGCCGGCTACGATCGCCGGAGTAATCGATGCGAACTTCCCGGATGCCGATACGCCATCCTTCGTCCGGAGCCGGCCGCTGATTGTGCGCGTATACTTCCCGTGCTGGTCATAGGAGTAATCCGTTGTCTCTTCGTACCAGAGGATCTGAGGATCGCCGCCGAATTGACTCCCATCATAGAAATCACCGTATCCCGTAATGTTGTACCGACGCTTCGAAGCGTATTCAGCCTTGTTCCCCTGGGGATAGCTCGGGCCAGTGATGACGATTCCATCCCTTGCCGATGCGCCTACCAGGGATCGGCGATTCGCTGCCAAGACGGTATCGTATAGACGGAGACTTGTCGGCGATGCATATGCCGCTTCCAGATCTACGATCTGCCCAGAGATGTCCGCGATGCCAGAGCCTACCAGCGTCCCCTCGATCGTCCACGTTTCCTTGTATCCGATCGCCTTCCCGCCATCCTCGTCCATGATCGGTGTCCGGGCGATCTTGATGTCCGGCTGCGGATCGTGGCTGTATGTGCTTGCTCCCGTAAGCGCTCTTAATTGGAGTGCCATTCTATGGTCCTTCCGCCTGGGTCACCGCCGTCTCTCCTTCCCGGAGTCGACGCCGTGCCTCCATTGTTTTCCGGCTACTCTCTTCGAGCATCGTAGAGATGAGCTTTGAGATGTTCGCCTGCAGGGAATCACTTACCTCCCGCGCGATCTCTGATGCCTGGGCCTTCACTTCGGTATTGATCTCGAACTTGTTCTTGATCTCGATTACCGGCTGCTGGAATCTCGGAACGCCGGCATTGAGAAGCGCATCGATTCCGCGCCTGGCTGCCACCCGGTCTTCCGGCCGAACCTCCGCAGCTCTTTCTTCGGGAGTGAATAAGCCGCCTACGTCCTTGCCGAAGATCCCCGCGATTCTCGCCATCGCATGTTCCTGGGCGATCAGCTCCGAATTCATATCCTTGTAGATCTGCAGCCGGGTACGTGCCGCGTCATTGATTTCCTTCTCCCGCTCCCGGATCTGCTGGGCTTCTTCCCGCATATTTTCCAGCTCAGTCTTCAGCCCCAGATTCGTCCGTATCCGATCCTTCTCTGTCCGGTTCATGTCCAGGAGAGCTATTTGCTCCTCGTGAAATGCGTCTATCAGATCCGGCCTCATCTGCTGGAGAATCTTGTTGTTGGCAACGAAATTCTGGAGCAACTCACTACGGAGGAACTCTTCCTTCGAGATGTTCTTGATGACGCTGAACATCTCCCGGAAGTTCTGCCGCTGTATCTCCGTCAATCCGAGCATGCTCTTGATGGTCTGCACCTGAGTCTTCAGAGCATCGTCGATCGACTGGACTTCCTTTACTGCCCGGGCATTCTTATCGCCGAAATTGCCCATCTCGGAATTGACGTTTACCATCTCATCCCGAACCTTCTGGATGGTCTTCGCCCAATTCGAAGCGTCGAAATCCAGCCCTTGCATGGACGGGATATCGTTCAGCGCCTCAGTCAGAAGCGCGATATTCTCCGTGATGAACTCGAGATCTTCCAGCCGCTGCTTCTCAAGGAATGGCTCGTTCGCTATGGTACCAACCCTAGAAAGATGCAGCGCGAGCTTCGCAGCGTGACTGGAAAGTAGGGCCATCTGTATCCCCGTTCGGAGTACAGTCGTTCCCCACTTGGCGAATTCGAATCCGAGTATCGCTACCGTAACGGTAAGGTCGGTCATCTGCTGGCTTATATCAGATGCCCATTCCTCGAGCTTCCCTTCGGATTTGACCTTCTTGATCCATTTGAGCACCAGGCTCAGACCGGCTTTGAAGAAATCGAATATGCCGGCGCGGGAAATCTTGACCTTGAACTCCCACCATTCAGACCAGAAGAGCGCGACCATGCCCTGCCAGGTTTTCTCCGCCGTCTTCATCGCGCCGCCGAACCGGAATATGAGTACTTCCAGGAGCGACTTCCGTACCGCGTCGAGATTGTTCTCTACTTCCTTCCGGATGCCGGCTGCGGAGATGACCGCCTTCTTCCCGCTTCGATCGATGTGGATACCCAGGCGCCGCCATACCCTGGCTATCAGGGAGATGAATGCCGTAGATACATCCTCGATCGATCTGCCCATCATGAAGGCTGCATCGCCGGCAGCGGTTACTACATCCCGGACATTCTTGATGCCGACATTCTTCAGGATGATGAATGAGCGTACCACCTCCTGGGTAAAGAAGGGGGTACGAGCCGCGAATTCCCGTACCCATTTCATGGCTTCCTTGGCGCCCGAGATTACATTGCTGAACGCCTTGACCATCTGCAGGCCGAAGCGTTCCGCCTCCCCACCGGCATCGATCACCGCTCGCACGAATTTCTGAGCCATGAACGTGGTGAAGGCTATCCCCGCGATCATGACGCGCCGGATCTGCCGGCCCACAAAGCCGATCATCGTCCCCAGGGATCTCCACGCTCGCCGCGCAATCGCTACCGTTCGCTTGATGACCCGAGCAAGCCGAGGAAACTGCCTGGCGATCTTCCTGACGGCCTTGGTCATGCCGTCTCTGATCCGTATCCATACATTTACTTCGCGGTCAGCCATTACTTACTCCAGGCAATTGCACCGTGCAATTAAAATCCAACCCCTGCAGAACGCATAGCGATCTCCCTTTGACGATCGAACATGGCAAGGTATTCAAACTTCCGAGCGAGTTCCTGATCCTGATTTTCGAGGCCCCCAGGCCGGGGAAGGCAGCTGAGAGTCTTGCACGTAACATACTTCTTGTAGACCTGGAAATTCCGAAAGGAGAGATCAGCAAGCCCGGGACGCTTCTTCGCGCATTGGGTACATACCGGAGGAGTCGGTCTGGGCTCCGGCGTCCCGTCAGGACGATAGATGATGTTTCCATGCTTGTCATATACCTGCTTCCTGCAATCCTCGCATGTCCTGTTCGCTACCTCGGGATAATCCTCAAAGAGAGCTACCCCCCCAATAAGTTTTTTAGATCCGCCCCCTCGATCGCTACCTTGCCGGTAACCGCATCCAGTATCTCCTCAATGATTGCTGACGGGCGAATGTGCGACCAGCTGAGTGCGCTGCTGGGATTGAAGCCTTCGATATCCAGCGTCTGCACATGATGGACGAGCGCCGCGTAGCTTACTTCCCGGATCTTGGTAAGGGATTGTGACTTCGTGATCTTCTCCCCGTACCGCGTCCGCTGCATATCCGTCATCGCAATGTACGTGTACTTCAGCGGCCGGACTACCCTGTTATTCTTCATCCTGTACTGTTTCGTTTCCCCATGCTGAATTGTTCCCGGCTCCGTGTATGCCGATACCTCATTCAGCTCACCATCAGGAATGTCCTCCTCGGCTTCCTCGAGTAAGGATTCCGCAAGCGCCGATTGATCCGTTGGCGAAAGCTCGTAGTCACTGTCATCCTCCGGAGTCGGTTGCGCCAGATAGTCCGGATCGGTAGGACCTTTCGCCCCCTTCATGTCTTCCGGCATCCCGGCTGCCACTTCAGTTGATTGCACCTGATCGCCCACCTTCTTCTCCGAATCTTCCATGATCTCCTCCTGTTCAGCGGCCTCGCACCGCTCCATATCCTGCTTCGCCTCCTCAGTAGACATCTCTCCCCTCCTGATCTCCTCGAAAATACCCCATTCTGACCCCATTCTGGGCGCGTGGTGGCTCCGGGCGTGAGATTCGGCTCACTGGGCGCCTACTCCAGACGATCGCTCTCAGGGCAACCTCGCGCGTTAGCTACGGATTACGACCAGACCGCCGTCATCTCGTCGGCTACGCCGGCCGCCGAGGCTTTCGCCTGGTACCGGACATCATCGTAGAACGTCCCGCGCGTATCCGTACCCGGGGCGCGATCGCCCTCATGGTAATGACACCGAGGCATCGTAAGCGTCAGGATGTTCGTCCCGTCCGTGTACGCTGCAGCGATCGACGCGGTTGCGCCGGATACGAACTTCGTCCAGGTCTGCCGCGTTACCGCATTGGCTACGCTCCAGTCCGGGATGATCGTGCCGTGGATGATCCGGTCGCCTTCCGGAATCGCGGTACGGCTCTGCGAGTTCTGGAAATGATCGTCCTCCAGCATATTCTCGAGATTCAGTACGTGCGAGTTGCACGTAATCGTCCCGCCGTCTACCGTAACTGTCAGCCCATGATGCATCATCAGGCCATCAGTGATGGTTCTGATCGGGCTGGTAGCCGTCCCCGCAACGTCATCCGCAATCGACATCGCCAGGATATCGTTGCAGTTAATCATCAGCGGATTGTTGGATTCACTGGATAGTACCAGCGTCCCGATTTTGCAGCCGGCATACGTGATGACCCGGACTACCTTATCGACTTCCATAGTCAGCGATTTGATCGTATCGGCCAGCGTCGGAGCGTTGGCATTGCCCCCGCCCATCGCCCAATACAGTACGTTCTGCAGCCACTGCTTCCGGGAATTGAACGCGAACGTTCCCGTCCCGTCGATGTTCCCCTCTGCCGTCGCCTGGTAGTGATGAGATCTCGATCCGTTCAGGCCCGTGATGTCCTGGCGATTCGGATTCCATCTGAATCCTTCCGTGGTAATCCCCGGGAAGAGGACAGGCACAACGGCTACGCCGGCATCACCCTCCAGACCGATCCCGACAACTACATTCCGACCTTGACTGGTATCTTTTTCAGCCATTATTTCCCTTCTCCTTCTTTGGGTGCCGGAGTCGCCGCCGCTGCATCAGATGCCTTCGCAGCAGCCTTCGCAACCTTCGCCGCCTTCTTGGCGAGATTGGCATGCTTCTCCTTGTCCTCCTCGTGCCCCGAGCACGTCTGAATGTCCGTTCCTTCTTTGAACATCAGAGCGCACGGTACACCGTTGGAATCAGCCTTGCCACACGTAGCACATTTCTCCGGCATTACTCCTCCTCTCTGGGTTCCGTAACTTCATAATGAATCCTGTATCCGGATCCGAAAACGAACGAGCTGCCTTCAGCCCGAGCTTCTATCAGCGTGGTAGAATCGAGCAGCGTATTCTCATGGATGTCCCCGTCCATCATCTCTATCTTCCGCTTCGATCGGCATACCAGCTCGGAAGCCTGCCTGATCGCCAGCATCCGGGCCGTACCACGGCGCCGCTGATCATCCATCGTCCCTATCAAAATCAGAACGCCGTACGTCTTCAGATTCTCGATGTTCGTCCGCTCCGTCTCCGGCAGCTCTTCCGGGAATACAGCGGCATAGGGATAATCTACCTGGGGCGCATCGTGCATCGGCATGTAAGATGAGAAGACCCAGCGGAAGAGTCCTGTCGCGGCAAGGCGCTCTGAGGTAGCCATGACGATCCGCCAGAAGTTCGAATCCTCTCCCGGATCAATTACATCCGTACAGAAGAAGCAATTCCGCGTCTGATCATATCCGAATTCGGCCATGTCACCACACCTTTACGTATACGCGATTCGATTCCCGATGCGGCAGGATCTGGATCTCGCCGCCCCGGGTAGCGTTGAATACCAGTTCGTAGATCCCAGCCGTATCGACGTTCGCCGCAACGGGAGAATACCGGATGATGGCTTCGGCAAGATTAAGGATGGATGCTGCCTGATCGGTAAACTTCGCCACGCCGGTAGATACCAGAGTCATGGTAGCGGTAAGCAGCGTTACGTCGGAGAGATCATCATTCACCCAGAGATCCGTTTCCGGATCCCGTTTCCGAACCTTTACGTCCCAGGGCTGCAAGACGCTACCGACTCTTACCTCGATCATTTCTGACATTTGATATCTCCTCGTGTAATTCTACTGCCGAAGACGCTCATGTCAACCCCGGCCGCGACGCTTGAGATAACGATCGACATGGCGCTGCGCGATTTTCTCTATCGCATCGGCGTCCTCTTCACTGATTCCCATGAAGCCCGTCGCCGGAATCGTTATCGAACCGCCCGTCAGCTTCCGCGCGAGATTCGATGCTTTTTTCCAGTTTCGATCACCGATGTACTCCCGAAGACTCTGATCTCCTTCGAGCTGCTTACGGCTGAATTGAGCGTTCTGCCGGAGTCCCCATTCCCAGGGACTGTCCGGATTGAAGCCGTACAGATTGAAGACCATCCACCATGCCTGCTTCTTGGTAATTATCCAGGTAGCTCCCTCCTGCTGATAGATGGCATATGACAGAGGAGTCCATACCTTGATCTCGTTCTTCTTGGTGCGATGCGGGACGATGCTCCCTCTCAAGATCCCGGCTCCCTGCAGGCGCTTCGTCCCGCGGCCGGCACGGCCTGGGCCGCTCCTCCGTGCCGCGATCGTAAGCGGGGATAGCGGAGGCCAGGGTACACCATCTGCAGAGAGCTGCTTCGTGAATCGCTGTTTCGTTACCCGCGTCTCGTAATTCGCCGCCGTCTTGAGAATGTCATCGTAGAGCACATCGATATCGCCAGCCAGCTCCTCAAACCAGTTTCCTACCTGGCCCAGATTGTGGGTAACTGATACGTCTGCCATCAGGGAATATCCAGCTCGGTATCGACGCGCTCATGCAGTACGGTTTCCTTCATGACTTCCAGATCGTACTGATACGTCTTGACGATCAGGTTGTAGATGCCTTCCGGGATCACATACAGGATCTCGTCCTGCCACTCCATCGGCATCTCTCTGAATGCCTCGATGAATGCCCGGAGCGTTACCGGCATCTCGCGCTCGCCGCGAATCGCCTGGCCGATGTAGATGTTCATCTCCCGATCGGCCGGCACGATCGGTACCGGCGCCACGACCTTGTCGAAGGATACCGGCATCTCCAGCTCGTTCCAGAGATGCTCCAGGATCACAATCGGAACATCGAGGTCGAAAGCGACGAGTTGCAGTATGGTCGCCGGCATCTCACGATCTGCATTCACTCCCTGCAAGATCGGCAGCTGGCTCTCCCGCTGCACCTCGATGAATTCGCTTATGGATATCGGCAGCTCCCGATCGAAGTACAGGATCTCCAGGAATGTAACCGGGATGTCTACGTCATTGAATAGCGGCGCCGACCAGGACATCGGCAATTCCCGCTCTACCGTGATCTCCTCCAGATACGTCTCCGGGATCTCCTCATCGTTGAGCAGCGCTTCTGTCCACATGATCGGCATCTCGGAATCGAATTCCAGATGCTCCTCGATCGATACCGGCATCTCCTCGTCGCCATCGATCTCCTCCCGGAAGAATACCGGCATCTCCCTATCGGCGATCGTCCCGGTATTGCTTACGTTCAGCGGCATCTCCTCATCGTTGTAGATCTCCTGGAGCTGATGGAAGGGGATCTCTTCATCGGCGCGGATCTCCTGGGTATTCATTACCGGCAGATCCGGATCAACGGTGATCTCTTCGAGATACGTAAGCGGCAGATCCATGTCTACCCGGATGCCTTCCAGGTACGTTACCGGCATGATCCGATCGTCATCACGATCCTGGGAGGGAGCTACGACCATCTCGATATCGCTGTAAATGTACTGCAGGATCGGTACCGGCATTTCCAGATCGTTCAGGATGTATTCGAGCAGGGTAATCGGCATCTCTTCATCGACGGCAAGCTGCTCCAGGTACGTTACCGGCATCTCCTCATCGGATGTGACCGCTACCAGAGGCGCCTGGATGAAGGGCATCGACTGATCGGAATTCAGGAATTCCATGATGCTGACTATCATGACGCGATCGGCAGTACCTTCCAGGATGCTCATTACCATCTCGTCATCAACCTCGATCTCTTCGAGGTACGTCAGCGGCATCTCCATCCCGGTAGATTCCACAAAGGTCTTCGCCGGCCCGAATGTAGCAAAGGCTGCCGGATCGTTCAGTGAATTGTAATCCGCCGCAGCCTCCGCATCGTTCATCGCCGCACTGAGCACCCAGATCTCATCGACGTCCGCATTCAGGAAGTAATCCTCGTTGAAACGCTTCCCGATATACACATCCTCAACAGTCTGCTGGGTAGTCGGGCCCAGGGATGTGACGGCAGTATCATCCACGCCGTCTACGTAGATCCTGAAATCGGTACCGTCCCGGACGCCGATGATTCGATGCCAGGCAACGTCCTTCAGGTTCGTAGCGCCTTCCGCGTAGTACTCGAAGATGGTAGCGCGGTACACCATGATGACGGCATGGCCTACCTCATTGATGAAGAGGCAGAGATTCTCTTCCCCGGTATTGCCCTTGTAGAATATCTGCTGGCGTTCGGCAGATGCCCCCGGCTTGGCAAAAGCGAGAATGGAGAATGATGTATCCTGCTCGACAGTACTGAAATCGGCCCCGGTAGCGGACATCGAATCGGCTACCCCATCCAGCGTTCTTCCCCGGCCTACCTTGCCGGCAACGTCTACGCTGCCGTCGTTGGTAAGATCGAAGGAGTTTCCGGAGGAGTCGAGTACGTCATTCTCGAAATGGTATGCGGCAACGGCTGGCTTGCTGGGAGCGTCCTTCCAAACACCATCTGGATTCTCCTGGGCCGCGGCAGCAGCATTGTCAAAATACATCCAGACCGTATAGTCCTGGGATGCATCCGCAACCGTAGGAATCCGAACCAATGCCAGAATCGTACCGGTGACGTTATCATAAGAGATCAGCTCGTGATCGAGTTTCGTTACGCCGTCCGTATCGCAGAAGAGGATATCGTTGCCGTCAGCCCGAGCGTCCGCCTGCAACTGCGCATCTACCCTTGACACCAGCCATCTGAAATCAGAAAGGGTTCCGCTGCCCCCGAGCTGGGCGCTGGGGATTACAACATCTTTGACCTGGAGCCACGCCAAGTCATACCAGCCGAACGCCATCTATTCCCTCCTATGTCTTGGGCGGAGGATCTCCTGCTGCTGCCGGCTTCGCCTCTGCGCCGGGATTCTCTTCTGCAGGCGCACCGGGCTCTTCTTTCTCGGGATCGGCATCGGCGACATCATCAATCCCCTTGACGATCCCGTCGTACGCTGCCGGATCGATAATTGCCAGCGCCTGGGTTGTAATCCGATTGCTCCGATACTTGGTAATCAGCTCCATGATCATCGTCTTGTCCGCATTCGTCATCCGCATGGCGTCACCGGCATTCAAGATCCGGGTACCCAGATGAGAGCGCCTGACCTTCTGCTCCTGAGTCAGCTTGCTCTTGCCCCGATCGTCCTGCTCATCTCGATCCAGCTCCACTGCGCAAACCATCGCCAGGGTAAGCTCGGGGATCTCTTCGACATCGACTTCCTTGTCGGCCATCGCCTCACCGATGCTTCTCCAGTCGATACCGCGAGCCCTCATCTGTACGACGCGGTTGACTTCTTCTACGTCTACGGTGCGCTCCCTGAGAGCCTCACCTTTGCGATCCATGAAGATGTGATCGAGCATTACCTCGGTCACTTCTTTCGCGTCTTTCTTCTTCTTCTTCGCCTTGTCCTTATTGCCCATCGATCTCCTCCTTGTTCTAGTCGCCTCCCAACCAACATCCAAATAACTATACGGTCGGAACCGTATACTGTCAATGCGTCCCGATCTACGGAATCGCGGCCGCCGCTACCTTCTCGACCGTCACATCCGCCTTGAGGGATTCCTCTGCCGCTTCCTTCGCCGCCTCGGCATCGGCCATCGCTGTCCCAAGAGCGTCAGCCTTGACCTTGTTGGCAAGCCATCCGATTACGCTCTCCCGATACGACGCTGCCTCGTGCGGTCCCCAATTATCGATAATCTCCTGGGTAGTCTTGCCGGCAACGTGAGAGCTTTCCTTCAGCGCCGCCGCTACGACATCATCCTTATCGTCCGGCCAGCGCACTTCCTCGTCATTGATTCTGAGCGTTCCCACGCTATTCCTCCCCGTCTTCTTCCTCTTCTTCCTCTTCTTCCGGGACTGCCGGGTCATCGATCTTCGCAGCATCCTGGATCATCTCATCGACCGCCGCCGCTCTGGCAAGGAAGCCGTCCCGCTTCCCCGTCAGATCCTCGAGCGAGAAATTGAATCTCCGATCGCCGGTCTTCTCTCCGGTCCTCTCGTCGTAGTGAGGTACGGACATCTGAATGAATACGTTCCCACTCCGGGATCCACCGGGAATCGAATCCCCGAGCACCTTGGTGAGCGTAGCTACACCCTTCTCCTTCAGGTCTTTGTACTCTTCCGGTCTGCACTTCATCTGGTCATCACCTCCTTCCAGGTATCTTCTATCACGCCGCTTCGAGAATCGCAACTCGCTCCTTCAGTGCGGCATTCTCTTCTTTGAGCTTCTGAATCTCCTGATCCCTTGCATCGCCGGCAGCTTCGATGATTGTGAAACGATCATCATAGCCAGTCATCGAAGAAACCATACCGTTAATCTCTGCCTGCATGCCGGCGCGTTCGGATGCTCCCGTTTCTATCAGGCCCTTCTGGTGAATCATCATCAGCATCTGGTACTGACTCCACCGTCCCGCACTGTAACCAGTAATCTTGCCAGAGTTGTCCGTGCAGGTAAGATAGTCCGGCGTATACTCATCATCCAAGATCACGCCGAAGCGTTCGGGAGCCTTGCTCTCATCGTAAATCGGAACGCCCACTTCTACACCACCCGCGTCAATTATTTTTTCAATCTTCGACTCCCCGATAACCCCCTCATTCTTCGCCTTGAAGAAATACCCACGCATGTGCCCAAGATCGGCATAAAGCGAAGCGATGTCGTTGGGTTCCATGAGCCTTGACCAAAACTTCTTGTCGAACGTACAGCTTCCGTCTACCCATGTGCCCCCTCCGGAATTGTCAGAATAGTTGCCGAAGTTATCCTCAAAACCATGATTATTAGTGGCGTTGGTTGCAGAAGCGTAGACTCCCTGGTTTGTGGTTGCGGCACCGTAAGCTCTGCCGTACACGCCGAGTGCAGTACCGGCTGCTTTTGTGCTGTATGAATAAATGCCGCCACCAGCTAAAGCCGCACCGTGAACTTGAAGACCGTAACTTGCATGAGATGCGCCAGCGATTCCGACGCTGATCGTTGTACCGCTTACTTGCATTATTGACGTAGCGTTCGCCCAAAGCTCCATTACATCGGCATCGTATTCGATGTAACCCTGCGCGTTCTGGTCTGCGTTATCGAAACGAAGGAAACAAGCTCCAGTGGAAGACAGAAGTCTCATTGTATCAGTCGCGCCCTCGACATTGAGCGTATAAGTTGCCGTCGTTCCGTTTATTCCGATATTCCCACCGAAGTAATTACCCGCCGTCCCGTTCTGATAGATTCCGTAATCAACCCCGAACGTCTCTTCCAGATACAGCATGTGTACGGAGCCGGCAGCGCTGGCGTCAGAGACATCTATGAATATCCCATACACATCACCATTGACCGTTCCGCCCGAGAGCGTCACCGTCGCCTGCAATCCCGTAACGTCATCCGCCTCCGCCGTTGCGGCCGTCAGCGATGCCAGATACGATGCCCCGATTATATCGGTTACGGTTCCGTCGAAAATATGTACCTGAAACTTCCCGCCGACGATGATCCCATGATCCGCTCCATTGTGATCTATGTTCATCACCACGCGCAGAGCATCAAAATCATCATTGGCTGCCGTCGCCCCGGCAGTCTTCTTATACCCGAAGTACGTCCCTATGAAATCCGCCGTTGTGTTGACGGCCCATTCGCGTATATCCAGCAAGCCGCCGAGCGTACCGGTCCCGCCTGAGCCACCGTACAAGGCACCGCCATCAGTAACCTTGAAGCCGCTATCCTGGATCCCCTTCGCTCCGCCATCACCGCGGACAACGCTATGATCCGTGATATTCCCTGCCGCGGTTACATCCCCGCCACCAGCACCATCCACATACGCCTTGATGGATTGCTGGGTAGCCAGATGCACGTCACTGTCTGATGCCATGTCATTCTCGTCGAGAATCGTAGAGCCGCTTATGGTCCCGGTATCAGTAATCTCAAGAGCTGTTGTCCAGGTAATCGGATCATCGGCATTGCCTGAAACCGCCACATAGAATGTATGATGGCCGTCAACCTGTTCGTACAGACTGGCCTCATCCGTATCCTGATATTCCCATCTGTTATCCCCGTGATCCCAATAGGCGTTTTGGGCAATGAGCAGATACGCACCCGCACCAGCCGTACCGTCTCCAGCAATGGCTGCATTCCCACCGATCTCAATCACATCGAACGATGTATGCCAGGTTTCCAGCGGTGCGTTCAATCCTACCTGGAGCGCCACGCCCCCAGCATCATGCGTAAGCTGGAGCATTCCTCCTGATGAAAGAATCATAGCGTCTTTGTCTGAGTCCGGGCCAATGTTCGCCCCGTCTCTGACAACAAGATCACCCGCTACAGTAATTTCCAATCCCATTATCCACGTTATCGGATCGTCAGCATTCCCCGAAGCAGCAACGTAAAACGCGTGAGTTCCATCGGTCTGCTCGTAGGTGCTCGCTTCATCCGTATCCTGGTACTGCCACCGGTTATTCCCCGCATCCCAATAAGCGTTTTGCGAGATGAGTAGATGCTTCGATGCGCCGGCAGTATCATCTCCAGCGAAAGAGGCATTCCCTCCGAGTTCAATAACGTCGAATGTCGCATGCCAATCTTCCAGCGGAGCGTTAGGGCCAACCTGCAGCGCCACGCCATTAACGCCGTGCGTGATATGCACTGCGCCGGTTGCGGATATGGAGATCGCATTAACGTCAGACACCGATCCGATATTCCCGGCATCCGGGATGATGATGTTCTGGGAGAAGGATACTGCCCCGCTGGTTGTGAATGCGAATGCGCCACCGTTCGAGTTGATCTCATCAAACTGCATCGTCTCGCCGTCATGCGGATGGGCAGGGAGATCCCCAGCCTGGATTGAATCCCAATATGTATCGTTACCATCAGCCTGCAGATATTCTCCGATAGCGCCGACTGTAAGCTCCGACCATTCGGGAGAGGAATCCCCCACGATGAGGCTGCCCTGAGAGACTACGGCTGGATCAGAATCAGAGTGCGTTGCAGAAAGCATATCATGGGGCCCTACTGCCGCTGTCCAGGAGAGATTCCCGCCGCCATCGGTAGTCAGCACATCGTTGAGATTCCCATCAGCATCCGGAAGTACCCAGATCTGATTCCCGGTAAGGGCCGGCGCTTCGAAGCCTACGTAATTGGAGCTGCCGACATCCCAGAAGCGCATCTCGGCACTCTCGTAGATCGCCGCATTGCCCGCGCCGTCGATCATGAAGAGATGGGTAGCCGCATCGTGATCGTAGATGTTCAGGGCTGCATCGACCGTGGTAGATCCTGCCTGGATGTAGAGGCCGAAGGAGCGGTCGTTCGTGGATTCGAGATTATAGAAAAGGCCCACATACTCATTATCTCTGCCATCGCCATCAAGGCATCGCCACTCCTGGCCGAAATTCGACGTCACCAGCATGTTGGCCGTATCTTCCCACTGGATGATATTGTTCCTACCCACTACCCATGTAGGCAGTAATTCCATGCGATTCCATCCAACAACGTTGTGATTACTGTTGAGGTCGAAATCAATACTGCCGGTATCGTGATCGAACGAAACATTGGACACGAAAATGTTGTAATCAGAATCCGTAACGTTTGCCATTCGCTCTGCCCTGCCTGCCGTGCTTTCACAGACGTTCGTTGAAACTACCATGTACGTGCAGCCACCTACCCGAAAATCAGGCTGCCCATTCCCGGAGCGATACAAGGAGTTTCCGATAGCCACGCACGCACGCGACGCATTCAGGAAATAGCCCATATTGCTTGCCATGTACGACACGTTCCCCATGAGCGTCGTGCCAATGGCTGCCGATATTCCAAAACTATAACTGGAGGATTGATCCGCGATGTTGCCAGCACACGTACACCAGTCACCGTCCACCACTACCGATGGAAATGCGCTGGAGAATACGATGTTGCTGTTCGCGCAACTAAAATTCGATTGCACCCACACACCGTACCCGTCATTATTTGAAAGGTTGAACGCGAAGAGGTTATGTCCTCCGCCCTGCGCAATAACGCCGATGCTGTCATTCTCGTGCATGTAGTTGAAGAGGTACATCGAGAAATCAGAGCCTTGCGAACGACCGGCGTAATCTCGACAATCAAAGAACTCATTGAACGTGCAGACGAAGAAATCCGACTGAACAAAATGAACGCCGTGCCTCGCGGAATTCGCCAGGCGCATGTCTCTAACTTTGACGTAATCACAGTTATTGAAATACAGGATGCTTTCAGTAGCCGTTCCTGTTTTCAGTCCAGTGATCCACATATTCTCAACGCTTAGATAATCCAGATTCTGCGCGAAAATGATATCGTCGGCCTGCCAGAGAGTAGCGTCGAAGAATGTAGCCGGCCCACTCCCGCGGATGGATGTTTTCCCAACATCGATGACTGACTGTCCGCTTATCGTAGAAGTCCCTGGGAGAAATTTGAGTTCGAATCCATTCGCATTCCCTGAGTCTATCGCCGCATTAATGGCTGTATCGCTTCCGCCCTGGGCCCATATCATCTCATCGGTGAAGTACTCCATCTGACATGCGTCCGTAGTAGTATTGAATCGCTGAAAACTGATCGGCCCCACCGCGCCCTGCATGTCCAGCGCCACCGCCGTATTGTCCGGAAACGTAATCAGATTCTCGGTAGTCGCTCCCGTCCAGGTAATCCCTTCCTGCAGGGAGATCCCCTCACCGTCTGCCATTACGATCCCGTCGCCGAACAGGAAGTAATCCTCATTCTCCATCCAGGTAAGGACGCCGTCGCTATTCTCCCCGTTGAAGGTAAGCGTGTAATCGAGCCCCACACCGCCCACCCCGATCACGAAGTTATCGATCGAGATCACATCTCCCCGGGTAGCGTCGGACGTGCTCTGCAGATTGAGATCCCCGCCTACCCCGGAATCGCCCATCAGGGTATTGCCTTCCATGTTCACGGAGGTATTGATATTGTGGCCGGCAGATGCCCAATCAAGATTTGCCAGCTGATCGTGATGGGTTACCGTGCCGCCACCAGTCCCGCCGAGTGTGGGACGAATGTCTATCCACTGGTTACTTCCCGAAGCAGGTAGTGCCGCAGCATTGCCTCGGAGTACCAGGGCCATGACTTTCGGATGATCCTGCAATCCATACGGGAGTATCGGATCGGCCCCGGCGATCGCCTGGGCAGCCGTATTGTACTGTGCCGTAGGATATACCCAATTGATCCCATCATCATCAACGAAGAACATCGAGCGGTACCACTTCGCCGCATTCACACCCACCAGCGCGTTCCCTGTATTCCACTGCGCATTATCAATCGCGGTCTGACCGGCTACCTCCGTGCTCTGCCCTGCTGCCGACTGCCACCATCTCGACATCTGATCAACGGTAGAATCCTGGGCCGCGATATCTTCCTTCCCGTATGCTGCCAGGTAATACGTTCCCTGGGTTTGGTCAACGTCCCACGCACCGCCACCCGCATGCTCGCTGACGATCAATCCACTGGTCACAATGCTCGGGAAGATATCCCGGAATGCGGCGATCAGTGTGGGGATCTGCATGGAATATATTGGCACTTCGTTGATCTCATGGATGTCGCCGCCGGCACAGTTGATCTGCGCTACGAATACATCGTCATCAGACAGATCCGGTATCGTGGTATTGGCCGTAAGCGCCGTGCCCCCTCCGGAGCGATCCCACCAGAGATAGTTGATCATGTGATCCGTCAGGGCTACGGGCCCGGCGTTGAGATCCGTATCGACAACATCCTTCGCCGTATGATCCCACAGCTCGCCGGCAGTCCAGCTGATGTTCAGAACACCATCATCAGATACAACAATCGCATCTAGCACATCACCATGCAGGGTATCGTCCAGGATCTCCGTGATCGTTTCGTTACCGCTTGCGAAGTCGGTCAGCGACAGATCCTTGAACACCGGTTCTGCCGTTGTCCTGATGTCCTGGATGGTGTTCAGCGTGACGAAATCCCCGCCATCAACATACGTCATCGAGGTATCGGTGCGGAGGACCCCGTCGTTATTCGCAGCGCCCAGGTAGCCGGCTACGGCCCCGACATCTACCTTGACCTTCTCATCGGTAGTGACGTTGGTAACGAATTCGAGCCCGTCCTGGGCTGCGTTGACGGTGACTACTTTTGTGGCTTCGCCTACATAGCTTGCGGGAGTATCTGCGAGATCGAGGAATGTCGCTACGCCAGCGACATGGAAGTCTAGCTTGCCGTTATCGTCTCCGTTATCAGCATAGGTTACTCTGATCCCGGCTTCGACATTGCCGGATACCATCGCCCCGACAATGTCTTGTACTTTCTCTATGTTCACGGCTATGCCTCATGGGCCATCACGTAACGAACTTCATGATGATGGTCTTGATCCCAATCGCCTGAAGGATGATAACGATCACCGTAGCGCCTCCTACCCAGGCGGCGATCCGGACGCGCAGAGAGACAACCTGACCCTTCACGTCCTCGACTCGATCCTCCACGCCATCGATTCGCTTCTCCCTACGATCGCATACGCCGTCCTTCTCGAAGAACACCATCTGCCGAGCTTCCATACGCGCGAGCCGTTTCTCCTGGGTAATCTCTTCCTGTAGTAGCTCGCTATGGATCGTATCCAGCCGCTTCTGATCTTCTCCGTTCATGGCTACAGCGCCCTCGTCGGTACCTCGGTGAATGACAATACGATCGCTGCGTTCGCCGCCGCTCCGCTTCGGTTGGTAATCCAGACCACGTACTCCTCGTTCTCCTTCATGACCATCGGGCCGCCCTTCCCGGGATCTTTCGGGATGGCTTCGAATATAGCGCCCTGGTCTGCACGTCTCGACACCAGGAGATCCCCATCATCCGATACGGTAGGATCTCGATAGAACGACGAATTCGGAACAGTCGCCGCCGCGCGATCTATATCGATCGGCGTAATCTCCACCCCGTTATCCGTAACGGTAGGATCTTCGTAGACGTTGACGGCAAACTCGACCGGCACATCCGCATCGACGCCCATGATCAGCTCGTTCCCCGTAGGGATGCTGATCAAAATACCGACAGAGGCGCCGTCAGCGATCGCGGTTCGGTTATCGGTAAGTAGAAATTCTCCCATCTTCTTCTCTCCTTCTATGGCAACGTGATATCATTCGCTTCGTTAATCGCTTCGAGATCTACAACGCGGAATTTACCATCGGGGATCGCGCCAGGCACGATGATTACCAGATCCGCATCGAAGAGCGTCTTGTCATCCAGCTCTTCCAGGCGCTTGAATTCCTCGATCCATCTCTCCTTGTCTCCGCGCCGGAATCCTACTGCCAGGAGGAAGTAGTACGTGGAGATGTCCCGCTGGTATTCGAATCGCTGCGGCCAGGTAAGGATCTGCGCCGCGGTGAATCCGCGCTCTATGAGCTTCGAGATGATATCGTAGTACGCATCAAGCATCTTCTCTTCGAGGATCCCCTGATCCTGCTCCGAGAAGTCATCGTTATACGCCGTGGTCAGCCGGCGTACACGAGCCTTGACCGTGTCTTCATCGATCCACCCTATGGTTGCCACTTGGAGCCCCCTTCAGGCTAGACCGTATTTCCAGACTCTCGTACCTCGATAGAACTCTTCACGGGATCGTCACCGGCCCCCAGAGAGGTCTGGAGCCAGATACCCTGCACGGAGCCGGCCGTATGGTTCTGCGAGCCTGCAGCGCCCCGTACGGTCTTCTCACGAGCAGACCAGGAGTACCCTGCATATCCAGACGGCTGCGTTACGCGATTCGCCGAGGTATCGGTACCGTCGAGTTCTTCCTCAAGCTCGAACTCTACCTTGCAGAGCCGGACTACGTCCGCCTGGGCAAGCGTATGAGCGTACTTGAGATTGTCCACCATCGTCAGGCTTACGCCTGCCTGGACGGAGGCGACTTCCTGTACCTCGTTACGGGCGCCTTCGTGGTTTACCACCACTGAATCACCCGCGTTGAATCCGACAGTAGCTGCTACACTGAGCACCTTCTGCCCGGCTGCGGTATTTACATCTACCGTCGTGCTGGCCGTATCGTCATCCGGAGCATCCATGAGCCTGATTACCGCATCGGTAAGCGTGGTCACGGCATTGTTGTTCCGGAAGAATACCTTCTCGTAGGCTACCTTCGCATTATCCGGATCGGACGCCAGCCCGTAGAATGGAGTCCTGATCGTTTCGATCTCGGTTCCGGCTGCCGCATCGGCTGCCGATTCCATCGTACAGATGGTCGACCCGCCAGTATTCCGCGAGAACGTTACAGTCCCCGCCAGGGCAGATCCGGCCGTCGAGACGATCTTCGTGATCCGCTCGAAGGTAGTAGTTCCATTCCTCAGTACCAGGCCGCCGAGCATCGGAAGAGCTTCCGTGATCTTCGCGCCGGCTACGCTGTATCCATGAACGGTATAGATCTCATCGGTATCAAGGGCATCATCACTGACTACGTCAATGGTATCCGGCAGCGCGAGAGCGACGTGGACTACCTTGACAGAGAGATCTACTGCGCCGCCGACAAGACCGGTATCGGCCTCCGGCATGTTCGCAGCTCCATAGAGCTGCATATCGCCTGCAATTACTGACATTGTTCATTCTCCTTCCGGTCTATGGGGATAGAGGCGGACAGGGAGATCGCTCCGTCCGCCCCTTCATTCCCGCTCGTCAGTGAGGAGGCGATCCTCACGCAGTCAGACAGCGCCTGAACTGGTTGTTCTCTCCGATGCCGCCACCGTAGCGACCCCACCCGGCCGTCGTATCCGAATACGACAAGATGTCGAAGTCTGCGAACATCTCCAGGTTGATCCGGTTGCCGCTCTTGGCTTTGCGCTTCGGTACGCAGATGTAGTACTGCGTATTGCTCGCCAGGCGGTTGGTGTAATCCATGACGATGGAGTACTGGACTCGCGTCGGATTCCGGAGGGAAGCCATCCCGAGTACGATTTCGAGCGCCGGCTGCAGCCTGGCCTTGAGCGCCAATGGCGCGAGGCCCTGGAACTGCACACTTGCCGTCACATCCATCCCCTGGCTTTCCAGGTTGTTGATGATGGCGTAGCAAGCCGCGTTCATCGTATTCACGTCTCTGACCAGCTGGTACAGCGGATCGGTTACCGCCAAGCCTGCCGGCGTCGGAGCCGCCCACGCTTCGTTGATCCCGGCCGGAAGGGCCTCGATCAGAGCGTAGTGGACATCGGCCATATCGTTGAAGTACTTGTTACGGAACTCCTTGGCCGTATCGCTTACCATCCAGAACTCTTCATCCTGGAACCATTTCCGGTCCCAGCCGAGAGCGCCGCCGTAGTTGTCGAAGAGCACTTCGACTTCCGAGCCGGCCATCTTGTAGACGTCTACCTTGTCTCCGGTCGGTACACGCCGGAAGGTGAGCCCACTCGCAACGTCGCGGATCTTGAACCCGCCCTTCTTCGTGTTGGTGAAATCCTTCACGTCGAAGATCTTCCGCCATACCACATCGATCTCCTCGATGCCGACGTGGTACTTCTCGATCGTATTCAGGACCTCTGCCGGGAAGTCGCCCTTCGTGGTGTACTCCTGAATGCCGAGAGCTTCGATCTTCTTCATCACGACATGCGGGGCCAGCATGAACTTGGTGACCCTGTCAAGCAGCATGGCCGAGGCGAGCCTACGGTCCTCCTTGGCTACTGCGGAAAAGAGCGTCCAGTCGCTGCAGAGGCTATCGCCCCAGCGATCGGCGACGGCACCGTCCAGCATCTCCTGACACTGGCCGACTACGGATGCGCATGCGGCGCTGTTACGCTTCTGCCACCTGGAAGTATCGGCAGCCGTCAGGGCGCCGTACCGCTCGGTGTGTGCACTGGCGAGAGCGAGAGGCATTTCGCCGACTACGTCGCCACGGCCTCTTACCTTTGTGAATTTCGACATTTCAAATCCTCCGTATACCTGTAGTCACCGACCTAGTAGGTCGTGCTTTCCAGTTCCTGATGGAAATTGATCCAGACGTCATCATCGGCAGCCGCGCCAGCGACACCGAGACTATCGTCACGACTCTGGCCCCAGCCGATCGCGCGATCTGCCGCGTTCAGTGTGGCCACCTTGTTGCCGTCGTTCCAGTATACGCGCTGGGCGGCATTGATGAGCAGGCCGGCCGTCTTCGGGAAGACCGCCTTTTCTGCTCCGTGACATACCCCGACCTGCGCGCCATCGGCGGCATCGTCGAGATAGAAAATCACCAGATCCTCACGGACATCCGTATCGCCCTTCGTCTTTGCGCCGGGGGCGAGTATCCGATCGGTCTGGGCATTTTCAAGGGAGGTACGAAGTTCGGTTCCTTCACCTGCCATAATCCATTCTCCTTCTTTGTGCCGAGTAATCGCTACCAGTATATTAAATCGATCCCGCGGCACAGCCGGCAGGACAGTTTTCTTCAAACAAAAAAGCACGGCCCTCACTCAAGAGGTTCCGTGCCATCAGTCACAATAGTATATGGTCGGTAGTATCCCTGTCAAGACCCTGGAAAGATTTTTTTTCGATCAGCTAATTGCACCGTGCAATTACGCGTCAATCATTTGTACAGGAATACCGTGAAATCGTTGCAGTAGTACCCATGCCGGAGATGTACATTCGGCGTAATCGTCAGCAGATACCGGAGCATGATCGATGGGCTGATGTACTTCGATTGCGGAACCTGCTTCTCTGCAAAGGTACTGAGAAAGTTCGTAGCCACCCCAATACTGCAGAGGCTGAACATCTTCTGGATGACCTTCTCCATATGCTCCCACCAGTCCTGGGTACCGATGCTGAAGATCCCGGAGGCTACCACATAATCGAATCCGCCTTCCGGTACAGGGTAGCTATGTCCCAGAACATCTTCTCGAACGAATACTACGCTCTTGGATGTATCGATCGTATCTTCCCGATATCTCTTCGCCGCCTCGGAAAGCGTCTCATCCATCATATCGATCCCGACGTAGAGATCCGGGAGCCCTACTTCCTTCTCCAGATATTCCCGGAAGCCGCCGAAGCCACATCCGACATCGAGAACCGATGCGTCATTCATGTCCCCGACCTGGGCAAGCTCCCGCCATCGCTTGTGCTGGGATATCGCGCTGCCCCAGCCCAGGGTCTTGACCCCAGGCTCCGGATGCTTCTCCCAGAGCCTGGCGAAGAAGCGGCGCCTACATTCGTTCCCATCTACCAGATTGAGTTGATCGCTACCCATCTTCATCTCCCTCCGTGAACCTGACCTTTTCCAGCGGCACCTTGATTACTTTCCCGGGGGCAGCTTCCCGCAGCCCTTCCTCTTCACTCTTACTGTTGTAATGATTCGTGCATTCAAACCAGGCAAAGGGACCGTCGATCGCCAGCACGGATCCGGTCATGGTATGCGGCGATGTATGGGGTCCGGGATTCATCCCCGGAGAATTGTACGTGTATGTGGTGAAGGTATCGATCTCCGCTGGGCGCCTCACTTCTCCTCCCCATCTCTTTCCTTGTAGATATAAACGACCAGGCCGTGCTGATGCGTTGAATCAGGATGGTCATGCCTGACTACTACCTGGGTAGATACGCTACTGAGAATCAGCTGCAGGATCTTCCCCGGATATTGCCGTGCCAGATGTTCCTTCCTCTTCGGGCGATAGATGCTTCGGAATGTTATGGCAATCCCGATCCTGCTCTGCGCGAGCATGGCCTTGCAGCAT